CAAGAGACATTATGGTTCAAATTACCAAGACTTGATTCAGTTGATGATCGGTCGATAAAGACGCGATGAGGGGGAGGATTACCTGCATACATCGCATATTTTTTTCAATCAATTTTTATTTCACTGTACCGTGTATTATTGGCTTTATTATGGTGCTTGTTAAATTGTCCTTTTTATTATTCGAACAACTCAGTGTAGAAGTCGGTTATTTCACTATCATTTAAGTCTTCTATTAATTTCGCACCGGTTGCAAAATTGGTGAAAGTAGAAACACTATTAACATTATTAACATTATTATTGGTTGTATCGAATTTACTATTCAATAGTGAATTACGACCATCTGCACTGCTTCCAGTACTACCGTTATTAAACGCTGTGGCTCCGTTAAACATATATCGCATATCCGTACAACCGGATACATTCCAGGCACCAATTCCCGTTCCCACAAATATTTTAGCACCAGCAAACATACCAAGCATACTCTCAACATTGCTTACAGTCGATTTTTCAATACCATTCTCAACATCTGCTGGTCTTTCCCATCCCTCGACATTTCCATTAAAAACCGTTGCTCCATTAAACATATCTATCATATCCGTACAACCGGATACATTCCAGGCACCAATTCCCGTTCCCACAAATATTTTAGCAACAGCAAACATACCAAGCATATTCGTACAACCGGATACATCCCAATTACCAACATCTTGGTTAAACGTACTTAAATAAAATAATAATGATAGGTTCGTGACACTTTGGGGTTTTAAATTAAAATTGGATATTCCAGATAATTTTGATGACTGAAAAAAGGCACTACTATCTGCGGTTTCTTCTGTATAACCCAAATGAGTAAAGTCGCCACTTTCTATGAAAACTGTTACAGAGTCAGAATTATACGAAAATGGATTATCTATAGTTAAATTATTACCAATATTGTCAAGTTTAATTGATGTACCGTTTTTTATGTAACTGACACTAACCGGTTTAGAACGGTTTATACCATTGATGGGCAATATGATATTATTATTATTACCATCAACTTTTGTAAAAGTAATAGCTAATTTAGGAGATGATTTTATATTTGTTCTTAAGCTATATATCAAAACATCCAATGACGATTGTGGTATGATAGGCAGCTTATCCAATAAGGTTGTAATATTTTGATCAGTAAGAGAAATATTACTTAATAAAATTAAAATATCTTGTTTTGTTAATTTATAATCATCAGTTAATATGTCTACAATACGTTTTATGTTATTTATCTTAGATACAGAAGATTCTCTTACAAATAACCCTATTAAAAAAGAATAATAGAAATCATCGTCTTTTTCTAAAGGCATTATATATATATATATATATATATATTTAATCGACAATTCTATTTTTCATATATGCATTAATATCAACCAATTCAGAAAACGTTTCCACATCGCCCTGTTTATCAATTTTATGATATAATAATAGTCATATTTATATATATAATTATGACATTTGTAAATAATAAACAAATTATTATAATTAAACTGATATTTGTATGGCAATATACAATGAGCAGTTAATTTATTACTACCAATTATACACACGTCATTGTAGCCAACATCGTTACGTATCAATTTGTTATGAACAATATCTCAGTCTAAATTGATTGTTAAATTGACATTTTTCTTATCCTTATTGCGTATTTATGAACAACACATTGTAGAAGGCGGTTATTTCACTTCCACCTAAGTCTTCTATTAATTTCGCACCGGTTGCGAAATCGGTGAAAGTAGTAACACTATTATTGGTTGTATCGAATTCACTATTCAATAGTGAATTACGACCATCTGCACTGCTTCCAGTACTACCGTTATTAAACGCTGTGGCTCCGTTAAACATACCTGCCATAGTCGTACAACTGGACACATCCCAATTGCTAATGATGCTGTTAAAACTAGTGGCGAATGTAAACATATTATTCATATTCTCAACACTACTTACAGTCGTTTTTTCAATATCACCAGTCTCATTAGCTGGTCTTTCCCAACCCTCGATATTTCCATTAAATAGCAATGCTCCATTAAACATACTTGACATATCCGTACAACCGGATACATTCCAGGCACCAATTCCCGTTCCCACAAATATTTTAGCACCAGAAAACATAAAATCCATACTCTCAACATTGATTACTGTCGATTTGTCAATACCATTCTCACCATCAGCTGGTCTTTCCCAACCCTCGACATTTCCATTAAAAACACTTGCTCCAGAAAACATACCTGCCATACTCTTACAACCTGATACATTCCAGGCACCAATGTCCGTTCCCACAAAATTTATAGCACCAGCAAACATACCAAGCATACTCACAACATTGCTTACAGTCGATTTTTCAATACCAGTCTCATTAGCTGGTCTTTCCCAACCCTCGACATTTCCATTAAAAACACTTGCTCCAGAAAACATATCTGCCATACTCTTACAACCTGATACATTCCAGGCACCAATGTCCGTTCCCACAAAATTTATAGCACCAGCAAACATACCAAGCATACTCACAACATTGCTTACAGTCGATTTTTCAATACCAGTCTCATTAGCTGGTCTTTCCCAACCCTCGACATTTCCATTAAAAACACTTGCTCCAGAAAACATATCTGCCATACTCTTACAACCTGAGACATTCCAGGCACCAATTCCCGTTCCCACAAATATTTTAGCACGATCAAACATACCATCCATACTCTCAACATTGCTTACAGTCGATTTTTCAATAACACCATCAGCTGGTCTTTCCCATCCCTCGACATTTCCATTAAATAGCAATGCTCCATTAAACATACTTGACATATCCGTACAACCGGATACATTCCAGGCACCAATGTTCGTTCCCTCAAACTTTTCAGCATCAAAAAACATAAAATTCATACTCTCAACATTGCGTACAGTTGATTTTTCAATAACACCATCAGCTGGTCTTTCCCAACCCTCGACATTTCCATTAAAAACGGTTGCTCCATTAAACATACCTGACATATTCTTGCAACCGGAGACATTCCAGGCACCAATTCCCGTTCCCTCAAACTTTTCAGCATTAAAAAACATATTATTCATATTCTCAACATTGCTTACAGTCGATTTTTCAATAACACCATCAGCTGGTCTTTCCCATCCCTCGACACTTCCATTAAATAGCAATGCTCCATTAAACATACTTTCCATATCCGTACAACCGGATACATTCCAGGCACCAATTCCCGTTCCCTCAAACTTTTCAGCATTAAAAAACATATTATTCATATTCTCAACATTGCTTACAGTCGATTTTTCAATAACACCATCAGCTGGTCTTTCCCATCCCTCGACACTTCCATTAAATAGCAATGCTCCATTAAACATACTTTCCATATCCGTACAACCGGATACATTCCAGGCACCAATTCCCGTTCCCTCAAACTTTTCAGCATTTGTAAACATATCAAACATATTCTCAACATTGCTTACAGTCGATTTTTCAATAACACCATCAGCTGGTCTTTCCCATCCCCCGACATTTCCATTAAAACCCGAGGCTCCGTTAAACATATTTGACATATCCGTACAACCTGATACATTCCAGGCACCAATGTCCGTTCCCACAAAAGCCGAGGCTCCATTAAACATATCACTCATATCCTTAACATTAGACACATCCCATCCTCCAATATATTGATTAAACACATTATTATAATAAAACATACCTGTCATGTTAGTAATATTAGTGACATTCCAGTTTGTGATATCCTGACTATATTTATCATTTAACCCAAATAAAAATGATAAATCAGTAATATTTTCATAAATCATATTAAAATTACTTATTGTAGTTATTTTTGCAGAATTACTAAATATATCAATTAAATCCTCTGATACATCATCTTTATTTATTTTATAACCTAAATGACTATATTTACCTTCTATCGTAACTGTAGTTGTAGAATTTTCAAAAAAAGGATCTATACGTTGATTTTCAGATGTGATATGTTCAGTAATTAATTTAATAGACCCATCTATATCTTCTTTTAAATAAACAACTTTAACTACATCACCATTATTTATACCATTAATAGGCAATAGAATATAATCTTGATTACTTGCTTCATTTTTAGTAAATGTAATAGATATATTAGCCGTAAATAATTCTGTGTAATACAATAAGGATTGGTTAAAATTAAAATTTTCTATTAACTTAGACCGTGTAGCGAAATGTTCATATATTGATACATTTGTATTTGTTTCATTAAATTTAGTTGCTATACCCCCCATATATAATAGCGAATTGCGGCCAAAACCTTCAACGTCTTCTATAGTGACACCATTATTAAAATTTGTGGCCTCATAAAACATATTACTCATATTCGTAACATTGGTGACATTCCATTTGCTGATAGTTTGATTAAAATTTGTGGTCTGAAAAAACATATTACTCATATTCGTAACATTGGCGACATTCCATTTGCTGATAGTTTGATTAAACCTATTAGCATTATTAAACATACCACTCATATCATTAACAACAGAAACATCCCATTTACTAATATCTTGATTAAAATTTCCGGCTAGCCAAAACATACCGGTCATTTCCTCAACTGTAGAAACATTCCACATACTAATGTCTTGATTAAACATAGAGGCTTTATAAAACATATAACTCATTTTATTAACACTAGAAACGTCCCAATCACCAATATCTTGGTTAAATTCTGTACAATTGCTAAATAAATTATTTAAATTAGTTATATTATGTGATATACCGTTAAAATTGGTTATTGATATTATTTCTACATTTGAATCAAATGCGCTTAAATAACCTAAATGATTAAAATTACCTTTTATTTCAATAGATGTCATACCTTGGTCATCAAAAAATGGGCTTATATTAGGGTTTTCATTAGGGTTTTCATTTGAAAAAAATTCCTTAGTATAAGTTTCATCATTATTTTTATATCTAATTTCAACTATTCCATTTAATTCATTGATAGGTAATATAATATTATCAGCGTTTTTTTTCTTACATATAATAGTAATTGTTATTCGTTCAATTAAATAGTCTATTATTTGTTGCTGTTCATAATTATATACACGCACTAAATTATCCAATTCTTCTTTTATATTTGGTATTTTAGTTATTAATAATAGATCGGAACTACTAATATGATTATCGACTAAAAAATTATAATCATTAAATAACGACATTATTCGTTTATTAGATTCTAGTCTATAACCAAACAATGGTTTAATTCTTACCATTTATATATAAAGTCATATATTATTAAATCATCCTACTTTAATATATTAATATCAACAAATAAAGAAAATATCCAACACAACTATTTCCGTATTTCATTTACACAACATTGATTGATGTCTATAAAATTGTTAAATTACTGTCTGTAATATGTAATATTATGTCATTAAACTAAATATTACATGTAAATAATTAACTATTTATGATAGACTATAATTAACTTTACATATATTATAATTCAAACATTAAATAATATAAATATATTTTTACAATACTTATATCATTTATATAATGGACAGAATAAAACAAATGAAAAAAATTCAAAATGAAGCATTAGTTTTATTTACTAAAAAAAATATTGATTATGGTGATGCATTTGCAAAATATGGAGTTATTGGTGTGTTAATGAGAATAGAAGATAAACTACAACGATCCGTATCTATAACAAAAAATGGTGTTAATTTAATAAATGATGAAGGAATTAGAGACACACTAATTGATTTACATAATTATTCAGCTATGGCATTGATATTATTAGATGAATAATAAGCGTTTGAATTGTAAAAGGTGTAATATAAATGTTGCCAAAATATACAAGATATAAATATTAAACATAAAAGGTGGTATTAATGGACAGTCCCTCCATATGAATACGAATCGTTACAGGTTCGCCCTACCATGATAGTGATTATGAAGGATATATTAGTAATCAAAATTATATCGAAGTATATGAATATAATCTTGATTACTAAAATAGCTAAAATAAGACAGACTATCTATAGCGAAAACACATGCGACCAAATTGAATATGGCATCCGTCTTACTGTAAGCACAAAAAACAATTATATTCTGATATAATGAGTTATTTACGATATCTTACGAGCTTGACATTTAGCGTCAATCATATAAAGTGAATTTTCTGTTAAAATCAAATACACATCCTCAACCTTGTATATCTTTTGAACAGGGCTTGTATATTCTTCACTGTTTTTTACAAGCAATTTTTCTTCGTTATCCCGAATACCTATAATTATTTCACCATCCAGGGATGGAGTCCAATAATCCATCATAATAGGAATATCCTCAATAATAGACAGCCCTAGCGCTCTCTCCACTGCGTTTCGGTTAGGTAGCAAAAGATTGTCCGGTGATGCCATTAGTGTAATATTTGATTTTTCTTTAAATTACTTATTTAAATATAAATATAAACACATTACTTGCTTATATTTATGAGCAACCCCTTATCCCTATTAACCATGGATAATTACAAAAAAGCCTACAGTGATACACCTGTTGCTGTGGTTTGTTTATTTAACGATATTATTACAATGTATCTTGAATATATTGTTAAGACAACCTACATATCAGATGAATCCTATCTTAGTCATACAGTTAATTTAGGATTGGAATCGCTTCATTACGTATTTTCATTTCTTTATTTATACACTAAAAATAGCGCTCTCGCCAAACATCATACGGAAAATGGTTGTTATATTTACTGTGAGTTTATAGGCAATATTGGTATTAAACACGATTCTCTCAGAATAAACTCCAAAGATGCTCAATTATTCATGTTAAAAAAAACAATATATTTAATAGACAATAAGCATACTCGTAATTTCAAATTAACCAATCAAGAACATGAGCATATTAATTATATTGACACCCTAAGTGAGATGTATTTATATATTGTAAAAATGTATCTTGTATGTCGTTCCAAACAATCGTTTATTGACAAAGTTAATAAAAAGACTGTTATGTTTCCATTACACAATCTTAAAAAAGTAATTGAATTAATTAAACACGTCTCATCCACTGAATCACTCGCGTCATTAAAAAAAATAAATATACTCTTATGTGATCTATCTGATGTTATAGAATATAAAGGTTGTGATTTAGACGGAGAATATGTCTATGATAATCTATACGACACTATTAAAAAAGTAATTGACACTAAAACTATAACTGATAAACAATAAACTTAGTTATACTTCATGTGTATCCATAGATGGCATATTTTTAGAACCGTTATATTTAATACATCTATACGTTTTTTTCTTCTTGGATAACCCATTTTGGTATCCATTAAGACCATCACTAATATCATCATATTCATCAATCAATACTTTTTTAATGAAATCATATATTTTCATTAAAATAGTTTCATCACATTTACCAACAATGAGAATACTACCTGTCCTAAACACCATAAATGATACATAATTTTTACTAGATTTACGTTTCTTCTTATCAGTCACTTCTAATTTAGAATTTAAAATACCGTTAAAATTCACATCTGGGTTTTTCCTATCAAAGTAAAACATATTCTGTATTCCCGGATAGGTACAAGGATCATATGAACAATTCAAGTTATATTTTCGTTTTAATATATGGTAAAACTTCTCTCGGTTAATGAAAAAACCACAGTTAAAATTACTGTTAATTAAAATCGTTTCAATCTCCTCATTTCTAAATTTAATATCATGTCCAATATCCTTTTCATAAACGCGTCTAAACAATTCCAATACACGTTGAAACATCGCATTATTCTTCATACCAGGCACTTCTATTTTTCCAGTATTAAATATCTTCATATGGACCTCCACGAATTTACCATCGTCATCTACAGACTTTAATCGCAATACCAACACAAAACAGTTGAAAAAAGCCTGTGTTTTTTTCATTTTTTGATTAACAATGTCTTTCATTCTAATACCAATACTTAGCTTATAAACATTAGACCCCGTTTTCTTATTAGTACCAATAATATTTTTTTTTCGCAGGTCCATCAATTCCACATAATTGGATTGCTCTTTTATTTTTCTATCGAACAACGCCTGTTCATCATCATCTTCAATAATGTATTTTATCTGTTTTTTTATAACACCCTCCTCTGGTGTATAATAGTGCATAACATTAATTCGCCAAAAATTATCTTTTAAATCTATACCTTTGTTCATATAGGTTATTTTTGTGGTAGTGGATATATTAATATTAGATATGAGTTCTTCTGGATGTAAATCTGATTCAACCGTAGTTTCAAAAGAGTGATCATCGTCACCATTATCGTCATCTGTTATAGCATCGTCTTCCACAATAGCAGAGACATCATCGCTGTTCAAAAACCGTCGCCATTCCATATCGCATTCCATATGCTCTTGATGGTGCGCCATTATTGTTTGTAATCTATATCATCTAAGAGCATCACTTTAAGTTCAATTTCATTATTAATGTTTGGAAAAATAAGCGTTTTCAATAAACGTTTTGTATCGGTAATTATGTACTTTTAATACAGGATTATTTAAAAATAATTCAACTGTCTGTTGAATAACAATAGTTATAAGTTTATCACTTGTTATACCCAGACATTGTTCAAGATATTTAAACGTAGATGGTGAGAGTATATAACTATAATCAATTGGTATATCATTTGTTATACAATCAGTAATGTCATGTATCTTCTTATTTATAATAGATAAGCAATAAATCTGGTCGTCAATACTAACCATTGTCATCCGTTGTTTTTCATTGTTATACTCCCGTATATCAGTAATGCTTAAAATATAAGACAATAAAGTTTGAGTAGTTTTGTTTATCAATGGTCCATCAACATCTTCCGCTACAATAAATTGTTTTACAATACTACCAAAACAATTGTAATTAAATGTCAAAAAATAACCTACAATTTCCCTATTTAGTTTGCTTAAATAATTACACATGCATATAAAAATAACGTCAGTATTACGTTTCATTAGATTAATTAGGCATTTTTGACCCTGGACCGTCATGTAATCAATTTCATCCAATATAATGAATTTTATACAATTGATCGAACAAAACATATGTTTGCTATTTGAAAATTTAGTAATTGTAGTTAGTAAATCTTGTGTATTCCTATATACAGAAGCATTTAGTCGTAATATATTTTTATACAATTCTTGTTTTATATATAAATTAGATACCTCATTGTTGGCTATGACAGTATCGACATATGTATTTATAAACACGTTAACAGTGGTTGTTTTACCCGTTCCTGGATTACCATACAATAACATATTGGTAAATTGGTTTTTTAAAATACATTTATTCAAAAAATCCCTCATTGTTGTCGGAATCTTCAATTGGTCTATCGAAATAGACATAGTAACTATAAATAATTATAGTATTCCATTTATGTTTATATAATTACTAAATTGATTCTCTCGAATTAGTAATATCATATTGTATTAAAACTATACCTCTATTAACTATAACATTCTGTCATGGCTAAAGAAGCGACATTTATAAATCATCTTTCCACGTTTATGTCAAATAGAAATAGTCGCGAATTAGTTCTCTGTATGGGACCAATGTTTTCAGGTAAAACGACGCTTTTATATAAAACGACACAGTTTATTAATACCTTTGTTAAGACCAAAGCAGACCATCAAAATATACATTCTATCGTCATTAATCATTCCAATGATACTAGAGATAACAATGCCGTTATATCTTCACATGACCCTAGTATTAATGGGGCTATACCTTGCGTTAAAACAAACAGTATGTTCTCTCCAACCATTCTTGAATTTATATACAACCACAAAACAATGATTATCCTCGTCGATGAAGCCCAATTTTTCAACCGTCTCTATGATTTTGTAGAATTCTGTTTTAAAGCAAGGCAAACAATGAATAAAAATATATTTATTGGTTGTTTCGGGTTAAATGCAGATTTTAATCGACAACCCATTGGCAAACTACACGAAGTCATTCCCTACGCAACTGACGTTATTATATTATCAGGAAAATGCTCTAAATGTATTAGACCGTCCCGTTGTTCTTTTTTAACAATGCCTGTTAAACGCAATGGAAACACTTCAAATATTATTATTGGTGGAGAGGATAAATATATACCACTCTGCCATAGTTGTTATAATGAACAATTGTAATAACAAAAGTATTTAAATAACAGTTGGTTAATTTATTAATGTCGTTAATAAACACTGTACCCCCTACTCTTAAGAAAAAACGTGGGCGGAAGCCCAAAGGGGGAAAGATTATAAATAAAGAATTAACTATACCGCTTAATAATGAATATAAACCTAGCATCATTATGCATTTAAAATGCGCCTCTTCTAAAATGGACGATTATCACTTTGAGACTATTTTTAATTATAATACAGAAATACCCATTGAACAAAATGATTCATACACCACTACACAGTTTAGTACTTATGATAAAGAAACAACTTCTTTATATTTTAATGATATTAAAAACACTTCTATCGACTATAACCCCAATAGGATTCATAACCTTAGTATAGAAGATTACAAAAAAATAATATATAATATAAATACTAAATTTATTAATCTCGATGTTGATATACACTCGGATTGTTTTTGGTGTACTTGTCCATTCGAGACGTCATCCATTCATATACCTAAAAATAAAATAAACCACGACTACAATGCCTATGGTAATTTTTGTAGCATAGAATGCGCGGGAGCGTATCTTTTTAACGAAAATATCAACAATAGTGATAAGTTTGAGAGACTTATGTACTTAAATTATATTTATAATGATATTGTGAAAGATACTGGTGTTAAACCAGCGCCTTCGCCATATTACTTACTTTCTAAATTTTGCGGTAATATGACCATTGACGAATTTAGAAATATATACACAACCAATCATAATATTGTCTGTATAAACAAACCAAGTAGTCTGAATATAGAATTTCCAGAATTATATACTCAGATAAGCGATGATATGACCCTTAATCATTATGATGCTAAACCAGACAAAGGATTCAAAATAAAAAGATCTACTAAACCAAAAAAGACGACGATGGACAATTATTTTAATGTGTAGGTTTGACGCAATCTAATTGAGTATCAAGTCGTCGCTTAGATGAGGCCATTTGCTGCATTTTTAGTTTCTCTCTCCCGTCCATATATTTGCGCATTTGAGAATATCGTTTCTGGTTATCACTTTTGACAACATCAATACTTGGTTTAATTGAAAAAAAAGACCTTAAACATGCTAGTGTATTAAAACGGTATTCGATTAGTCTCTCTATAATTATATCAATCGGTTGATTCACCTGGATATAAACCTGGCGTATAATGGCTAAAATATCTTCGTCGGTATGTTTTGTGGAATGACGTAGTTCGTCCATTTGCTGGTTTGTAATGATGGTATCGTGAATAGGGTAAGTTGTAATGTCGTCCAATAAAACCATTTATATTGTTTATTAACTATTTCTATTTAATTGAATTAAACATAATATATTAAGTAGAAATAGTCTAACCGTGATGGAAAATAACGATAACGATATGAGTGATTTTATTTCGTCTCTGTCGACGACAGTTGAAAAATCAATTACTGGATTTTTAAAGAAAAAACTGACTAAATCTAACATGTTTGATAAAATTGTTTCCATGGTATCGTCATCATACAAAGAAACGTTTGAGGATTATCAGAATATTCATGATTTCTCGGAAGGCTATAATAATATTAATCGAGGGAGTAATCATCAATTGGATGCTATTCGGGCTGACCTTGAACTTAAAAAAGACGAATTGAACAAGGTGAAAATTAAAGTCAATGAACTTGAACGACTTGTTACAGGGTGTAATGTAAGTCTTATGATTGATGAATTGGATTGCGTCGGTGCTGGTGATGTCGAAGGTGCGGGTTGTGAATTAAATTATACAGACAATGATAAACAAATCGTCGTTGAAAAAATGGAAATGGATAGCCCAAAATTCGTCGCTTATTTTAATAAGATCGCATATAATGACGATATTAAGCAAGAAATGTCTGAAGAAGAAATGTCTGAAGAAGAAATGTCTGAAACTAATAGTATGATTCATGAAGATAATAGTGTGAGTGAAACCATGGAAGTCATATCTAATAATATGATTGATGAAGAAAATGAAGATTTAGTCTCTGGAACTGAAGATGATGAATCAGAAACACATGTAGAAGATGGAGAAACAATAGAAGAATTAGAAGAAGTATTAGACTCTACTAACAATTCAGACAAGGAATATGTTGAAATGTCTGAAGAAGAGGAATATGTTGAAATGTCTGAAGAAGAAGAAGCGTTGTATGAAATTGAAATCGATGGTGAATCCTATTATACCACAGACGAAACAATGACAAATGGTGATGTGTTTAACATTAATGAAGATGGTGATCCAGGCGACATGGTCGGTACATTTAAAGATGGTAATCTAATAATGTAAATGTATTTAAAAACACGTTCAATTATATTGTAGAAATGAGTGAAGCACAATCTCAGACGTTTTTTCAATACTGTAATAATGTATGTTTTAAAGTATGTTGGAATTGTATGCTAATGTATTCTTATGTAGAGATGAATATTGAGACTTATTTTCCATCATTGATTAGTGCTTATGCTATGGTAATGGATTCATTAAAATCAATGGTTAAATATTATACTCCATATTTATATAATTGTATTAGTATTTTTTTATATGGTGACGATTGCACATGTGTTTGTGAATGTGGTTCTAAAAATATAGCAAACGATCAACTAACAAATGAACAAGTTATTGAATCACTTTTAAATGGTCTACCTGATGACATTGATATCGTAAATACTGAAACATTTGAGGATCCAATGGTAAAATATCAAAACGAAAAACATAGTAATGACTTTATTATGGAAACCACTGATGATATTAAAACAACATCTGATGATGATCATGATGATAATATTGAAGAAGATGATGAAGAGTTGGTATCTATTATAAATAGCATTGACAAGAAAAATCTCTAATATATACCAAATTGTTAAAATAATTACTATACTAACCTATTTAAACGTAATAAAGTATAGTAATTAATTAGTCATGGCGGCAGTAACGAAAGAGCACAGTTCTACAAAAATACAAATGCACCCATTGAATGATACATGGCTGCTATACGCACATTTACCCCATGATACTTCATGGACCATTGACAGTTATAAAGTTATAACAGAAGTAAAATTTGTAGAACAGGTTATTGCTCTTGTCGACTGCCTCCCGGAAGACTTGGTTACGGATTGTATGCTATTTTGGATGCGAAAGGGAATACAGCCTATTTGGGAAGATACAAATAATCGAGGTGGAGGCTGTTTCTCCTATAAAATAACAAACAAAAACGTCTATGCTGTATGGCGTAAAATGTCATATCTGCTATGTGGTGAAACGATGACTTCGAAAACTGGTATAATGGGTAAAATAAACGGAATTACAATTAGCCCAAAAAAACACTTTTGTATTCTTAAAATATGGCTAAAAACATGTTCGCAACAAGATCCAACTATTATAAATTATCCAGGTGGTAATATTATTAGCGCTCAGGGTTGTCTTTTTAAACGCCATAATCCAGAATATTAAATATAATCTATGATTCGTCTGGGAGTGGTGTTAAGCATAATTTAATTTCCCCTAAAGAAGCTACATAATACTTTACTATTAATGGGCGGTCATTTTCAAGATGAAGCTCTATCTGATTACATAAATTAGTGCATTTTATAAAATAATTCAGGTTCTTCAATGAAAAAACCCCTTGGATAACATCGTTCTCTCCAGGCTTTGATTGGTATTCCATACCACCATCACTCTCAATCCGTCTTAATTCTGCTTCAGCAAATGTGCCACTACATTTAAATATCAACTCGTTTCCTATTGTCTTTATTTCTAAACGATCTGATAAAGGATTCAAATCGCGGATGATTTTCTGAAAATCAGTAGATGGTAGATTAATAACGGATGAATAAACCAAGTCGGGTGGATTAAGTTCTTCGTTTATGGGTTCGATGAGTCGCATTTTCTGTGTTTTACATTGTTTTATATCTCCATTTTCAAATTTCAACCCTAAATGCGTAGTTATACCGTCTTCATAATAATCCTTGTCTATGAAAATAGTTAAGGTATCATCATTATCAACAGTGTTAATTAACTTAAACAAATGGAACATATTCACACCTATAATGATTTTATCCTCTTTACAATCATAGAGTTCAAAATTCTTGGCATCCAAATACAGGTGTGCTAAAATAGTATGTGATTGGTCCATATTAACTATACGCATACCGTCCTTCTTAAAACTAATATTGGTCTCTACAAAAATGTCCTTGAGAGCAGTCATCAATGTTCTAAAAGGAGCAATTTGAACCGTTTTAATGGTTAATACATTTCTATCAAGTTCTTCTTGAGTTGAAATCATAAATATTATAGTATAATAAAAATTATTCTTTAATCTCTTTATTTAATTACTTATTTTAGCAGTTCTTCTTAGTCGCCGACCGTGTTTTTTCATAGCCTTCCGAGATAACTTTAAAGCTATACTGTTTTTATTACAGCCTTCAACCAATAATGAATAATCAACCACGGATGATTTACCACCAGTAACTGAACTCGCCAGTCTAGCGTTCCCCCAACTATGCGCGGTTTGATTAGGCCTACTCCCAGAAGAATAATAAGCACCTTGACCCTTCTTCTGGATTAATTCAAGCACTTTGAGAGAACAGCCTGTCGCTTTTGATAATTCAGGCGATGGAGCAATGCTATTAATTTTATAAATATCGAAAGCATTTTTAATATGACTGGATCGTTTTTTGGCAACACCTTTTAACTTACGACGAGTATGATATTGCCCTTTTTTATAATATTTTCGGGATTTTAAAACCTCTTTTTTTTGAATGGCCTGGTTTTTTCGACTTAACGTTTGAGGTACGTACTTTTTAGGTATGTTTGTTGATGGTCGTTTTCGAGTTTTACTCATTTATAATAGTATTATAAATGAATATACGGGTTTTTATATTTATATTAAATATTAATGTTTGTTTTTATGACTACGTTTATGCTTCTTACGAGATCCTCCTTTCGTTTTTACAGCTCCAAATTTACCCTTTCGGGTTTTATATCCAGCCTTTTCCAACCGTTTTTCTTTTTTTGCAGTAGCATGCTTCTTCTTAGAGACAATACGACCATGTTTATTATATAATAAATGGTCCTTGGTTAAACCACCCGTTGTTTTATACGCAGTTCCATGCCATACTTGAGCTCGAGAACCTTCCAACATATCATAAGTTTTCCCCTTTATATGATAATTTCCATCGCTATGTTTGAGATGTTTCTTCATTGTTATTATTTTCACGAGAGAAAAAATAATTTTATATACATAAAACATTATTATTGAATATAGTCGTATCGTATTATCTAATAATATGTATGTAAATTTAACAATTCTATTATTTTAGCACTTCTCACCTTTATTTGCGGTTCTTCAAATAAATGAAATTCAGTTGCTAGGTCTCTCGTAATTATGCTACTACTTCTCTTGTAAGATTTTACTTTAAGAGAATATGATTTAGAACCAAGAGAACTATTACCCTTGTGACCATTATCACTATTCTTACCCTCAATTAAGGTCAAATTTCCTATATTATTTATCAAAGATTTATCTACAAGGTTTAATTTGTTTTTTTGGCAATATATGTGTTCAAGAGTGTAATCTAATGAAACCGTATGTATATCCGTATTCATAATAGTTTCTAAAAATAATAATAAATATGTCGCTTTCTTAGAACTAAAACATATTTGAGCCATATTTATATAATAATTATCATTAGTAATAGATAAATCCTTATATTTTATAAAACATTTTTCTAGTTCCTTATAATAATCATACTTGTTATTTTGCAATACTTCGTTAGTAATACGGATAAAATTAGTTGAATATGATAAGTTATTAAACGTCCTATTTTTAAAACCAATGTTTCTAAAATACATCTTTGCTATTAATTTAATCAATTCACTATCTATAACACATGTAGTATAAAATATAGGCAACAAGCACCACATATAAGCCTCCCAGTTTAAACTTATTTGAACCGTATTAGTCAATAATCGTCCAAATCTATCTGAAGCAATATCATCATAAATTTTAATCAATCTATCCACAATATCGAAAAACTTATTTATTTCTTTATAAGTATTTTTATTATTAATTATATTTTTAAACTGGTCTATTTGATCTACCTTCCTGTGTATAATATTGTTATACAATTGGATTGCAATATCAAATATTTTCTGTCCAAAACTCTTGTATAACTTATTTTCTTTATGCTTAATTTCTTCCCATCGTTCGTATATTTCCATCTTTTTATCGTCAGATATTTTAACCAAAATAGGATTCTTTATCACGTCCAATGTCTCTACATTCTTCCCTCTATTGTTTTCCCAATCAAATATTCGACTAACGTAATCCGGATCGTAGCAATCATAAAACTGAATATCGATATCATTTAATATAAACTTATACAAATTGATTATTCTACACTCATTATAACGCTTTAATATAAAATAATTATAAACTTCTATAAAAGCGTTATATAATTTCGTACTTTTATCTTCTTTTATATACTCGTGTTTTTTTGATATATGGGTTATAAATTACTTTTTTTAGATACATTACAATGACAATACTTACAACAATATTCTTCATCGTCAAAAGAAGTTGATACATCATCTACCAATACATAAGATATCCAGGATTTTATTTTATTATTAAATATATTTACTAAACCACACATATCATATGGATTAATACAGTAAATATTAGGTATTATTGTAGCATTACAATGTTCTTTAAGTTTTATTTGTTCCGGTGTTAATTTATCCAAAACCATATCAACCGTTAATAAGGCATTAATTTTATCTTTTAATTTTGGTGATAAACACCCTATTACGTTCAAAATCAGAATTATGGTTAATATCCTCTGTTGACCATCATATATATCATTGTTGTTCATATAACACAAATTTATAATCGACCCCATTTTTTCAACATACTTGTCCTCTTCAAATATATAAAATATATCATCTAAAAAAGGTGTTATATCGTTAGCTTCCCAAGAATATTCACGTTGATTCATTGGAATTCTTAATTTTTTTGGAGTATATTATTCCACGTTTCTTGGTTGGTCGTATAGGGTTTCCGACGTACCATTATTATGTTTATTATGTTTATTATGTTAATAACCCATGGTAGCATGGGTTCAACTTTAAAATATATAACTTAGATATCTATTTAAAGTTTCCTATCATTTTTCGTTTTCCTCCAGAAAACACACCAAATTGATTCACGGTCGTGGGAATTTGCTGATTAGGATAAGGGAATGTACCACAATTAGCAGGGTCATTATCACATGTGTTTTGTTGACGGACAGTGATAGTGCGTTGAAAACGGTTGGCATTATAAGCGCTTTGTAAATACGCAGCCCTTGACATTGTTCCCGAAGAAGTATTCACTGTTTTTATATTTGGAGATTGACGAGCAGAAAAGCATGCGATTTGTTGTTGATTACGAGTATTTCTAAAGCGCGGTGTATTCAATATTCCAACATGCATTCTATATCTCTAGTATAATCACGATATTTAATTTCAATTATACGAACCTAAACACCGTATTTTTAAGTTGTATTTTGTAATGTGTTAAAAAAATTAGCTATAATACTGGTAAATGCGGTATTTGACGCGTTATCATCACCAAATTTAATTGTTCCTACACCGTTCAATTGTTCTGCTGGAAGCTTGTTATTTAATTCTTCGACGACATTTGAAATTGCCAAAGAAGACTTTTTGATTCTATCCGTCACTATAGCGTCAAGCGTATCCCGCTTATTAGGAATCTGTCTAAAATTATTAACCTGATATTCGAATGGAATATTTAATAATATAGGTATTTGATTATAATTACCATAACCAGTCCATATGGCTACATTATCTTTACCAAAATGGTTTAATGTAGGGTATGAATAGCCTTTTTTAAATATGGTAGTATCCAATTCATCCAGATTAAGAATAAGATTATCAATGTCTTTATTTCCGTCATTATTCATAGACACTTCATAAACGGCGGATTGAATTGGACTAGCATAATGATTACTTGACGAATCTCTAATAGAATAACATTTTTCTATTTTTAAAACCCCACCACTGGCTATCTCAGACCCATCTTCAACTCTACCTAAATTATAACACTCGGTTATATCTTGTGCTGTAGATAATATTTCTGTAGAAGTATTACCTAGACTTATACCCGCTGTTTCGGTAAAACCTAAATTATAACATCCTGTTATTTCCATCAAAATAACGGGACTATTAGTATTAAAAACATATCCACCTATACCAGCGCTTAACCACTCATCATCAAGTGGAGACGTATTTAAATTCCCATAATTAATACATTTTTCAACGCTTATATATAAAAACGATATGCTATCAGCCGATAATTCTATATTTGTATTCCCACAAATACCAAAAACTCGGGGTCCGTTTAAATTTCCAACATTAACACATCCTTTAATTTTAATATATCCCCTAGTCGCGGTACTACTAAACATGGTTGATATAATACCAGCAGATGACCCAATTATATCTACCGTAGAATCTGGATGATGTATTAAATTACCATAATTCACACAATTCTCAATTGAAGCGTTAGATACAAAAGGTCCTGCAATACCACCACTATTATTTACATTAATCATATTACCACGATTAATACATTGTGTAATAATTGGAACTGATTTTATAGTATTATCAGGATTTGTTTCGATAGTGCCACTACTCACTAAATAAAGTAATTCTGGATCTCCAAAATTAGAGGCTACAATGCCTCCACAATTTTTATATACATCACTAAATGATCCAATTGTACCCAGATTGATACATTGTTCTATTTTTATATCTCTGGTTTCAGAAATTAATACAGGACTTGGTATGATAACGCCAGATGATCCTACTATACCCCCACAATCGTCTCCATTTATAGTTCCACTATTTATACATTTTAAAATAGTTAATGTTTGCATATTTTTATATACGTTATATCCAACAATACCACCACATTTATCTTGGTTTATAATACCATTATTATTACATGATGTTATTTCAAGTTTATTACCGGCCGTTGTATCGTTGTAATAGCCTACAATACCACCACCATCTACAGCATTTATAATTCCTTCATTTATACAACCATTGATGATACATGTTCCATTATTACCATTACTAGTATTCGATCCACATATACCACCACTACCAACGCCTGATATTTCACCATTATTAGTGGAGTTGAAAATATTACACATATAAACACCTGCTTTATCACCACATATACCACCACTACCATTACCAGATATTTTCCCATTATTAGTGGAGTTGAAAATAGTACATAGACGATTAAAACCTGCTTTATCACCACATATACCACCACTACCATTGCCCGATATTTCACCATTATTGGTTGAATTATTGATATTACATGGATTATTAAAACCAGCACTTAAACCACATATACCACCACTACTATTTGAGCCAATATTACCGTTATTTATACACGAATCAATATTACATAACACACCACCAGCCTCACTTCCACATATACCTCCGTTACCTTTTTTTCCTAATATATCACTAATAATATTACCATTATTTATACATGATAATATATTACCATTACCACCCTTAAAACCAAATGTAGCCCCGCAAATACCACCACTATCATTACAATTATATAAGTTTCCATAATTTATACAAGAATCTATTACACATGAACTTTTTTCATGTCCAGCGCTGGTTCCACATATACCACCCACTTTAAACCCAGATATCAATCCGTAATTTTTACAATTTTTTATATAATATTTTCCATTTTCTCCATTTCCGGCATAACTACCTGAAATACCACCACAAAAATTTCCCATAACATTACCATAATTATTACAATTTTCAATAATTACTTCAGCGTTTTTATTAGGATAAGAACCCGTATTTACTCCAGAAATACCACCACTATCTTTTAAACCTATTTTATGGTAATTATAAACATATTCAATCTTACAATATTGAGTATATTGTCGTAATAAGTATCCAGTTCCCATAGCGTTTTTTACATTCTCAGGGTCTAAAGAATTATCATTTAAACTACCATTAATAAGATCAAAATCTAAAAAAGTATTATCTTGTTGAACTAAATAATTAGTATTAGATGTATTTATTTTAACCTTATTTATTGTTATAAATTGTACATCATCTGTGTCATTTTTGTAAATTTCAGATGTTGTTATTACTAAATCCAATATACTAACAATTGTAATATCAGTAGTTACTATATCATTATTCACTGTATATTCAAGTGTAATATTTTGACCAATAGAAAAATCGTTTATAATAGAAGTGTTTATATTTATTCCTGTTAATGTATTACCATTTCCAACAGATATATTTGTATTATCAGTCGAAATATCTATATATTCTTCTAATTCTACATCGCCGATAATTAAGTTTTTAATAATTGGATATTCCCGCGGATGTGTTATATTAAAATCATTATTATAATTATAATCAATATCATTATTATCATTTAATACTCTACATAAACCTCGCATATTTTCGTCGATATGTATTACTTGGTTTGTATTATTTTTTATGAAATTAAGCGTCTGGTTTTTAAGAAGTAAAAATTGGAAATCAGTAATCGTTGTATCTTTTTTATAAACAAAAAAAAAAGTATTTGAAGTCGTGGTATTTGCATCTAATAGTAATAATTGATCACATACGTATAATAATATATCATTAAATTTCTCAATAGGTTGTCTGAAATCATTTAGTGTATTTGAAAAGTTAAAACCGTAAACAAAAGTATCATTATTGGCTATTTTTATATATTCTACAACAAATTGTAATGAACTGTTTTGTGGATTCTGAAATTGCAGTGTTTGGGTAGTATATAATTGGTTTGTAATTATATCCTTTATATTAGAATACTTATAGTTATATAGCGGTGTTCTAGAACCTGAACCTGCCTCAATTTTAACCATGTTAAAATTAAATACATATGGTCTCTCATTTGAAAATGAAAATTCAATATTAGGTGAATCTTTGTCGAAATTAATATAATCACCAAATCCCATTAACTATAATCATATATTTTATTTAAATTGTTTATATATGGATTTGTATAATTCATAATATCGACTTTAAATCAATGTTCAAACTCAGGTCTTTTTTAATAAGTTCATACTTGTTTTCTTTCTCTCCACCATCAATACCACCCATTAGTTCTCGCACCATTGTCATGTAGCACTCGGTGCCACTCTCGCTTTTATTCCAACCAGGATTATTCAACTCCCAATCCTTAATCATCTGAATCTGTTTTTGAGTAATACTATCGATACTTTTATCGATATAATTGTGTTTATTGTCTTCTTCCCATGTATTATCATCTTTAACATGAAACAATAATCTGTTATGATCGCTACAGTGAATAGGTCTCTGTGATGGAGACATATCCACCAATCGTTTTAAAAATATATTGGTTATTCCCTTTGCATAACCATTATCCACCGTATATTCCAAATCTTCTATGGATAGATTGAGAGAACTGATAAAATCACTTAAATTCATAGCATCCTTGCAGTGCTGATTTAAAAACAAATTAATGGTCATGTGATTATAATTGTTAGTCACTGTGTTTGGCGCTTTGGCGTCTATTTTCTCCAATAATTGGTGGATAGTAGTATTTTGCTTCTCAATAGTCCTTTCGATTAAATTATGTAGTACTGTAATATGGCGTTGTTGAGTATCAATAATATTATTTTCTGTGTTAAATACTGGTGGTTTATATCCTACACACTTAGATTTATGACGACTTAAACCACTCTGAAATTTATAAATTCGTTTACAAGACGGACAATCAAATGTATCTTTATTGGAATAGGAAACAACCTCTGTTTTAACATAATCTATGTGGTTGGTATTCTTCAAATGTTTTTGTCTAGAGCAATGTTTTGTATAATCATATCGGTTTAATGTTATATAATTACAGGGTTTGCAATAATATGTTTCTTTCAACTTACCCATAACAGTCTGACAATACTATACTACGACATTTATCATTAATTGATTTTACAAGTTGTTCCAAAATTATAATTATACAATATTATAAAATATAACTTAAAAAACAATATTAGCGGGAGCTATGGTCTTGCGACTTTTTCAAAAAAAAAGTCGCAAAAGTCGCATAAAAAAGTCGCAAGACCATAAACCATTCAAATCAAAAATGCGGCCACACCATAACCTACTCATATAAAATATTTTTTAATCAATTATTTTTCATCGAGTGTTATCATTTTTTACCATTTTTTACCATTTTTTACCATTGCCATCAAAATCAAAAAACGGAAATTCTGAAATTCCGCGGACGTCCTTTTTTTATATGAAATGAAACTTTTCAGGATTGGATTTTTTTCTGCCCGTAGTCAGTCTCATGTCTAAAATGTCCGCACTTTCCGCGGTTTTTAAAAAGTAATATGCTATATATGGGATTTCATCAAATTATTTTTCTCAAAAAATCCTACTTTGCTTTTCAAAAAAAAGGAACGCGGACGCTTTGTTTAGAACATATGTTTTTTACAAATAAAAAGGGAAAACAATAAATACAGTTGTTTATAAGAGAATACAATATCTGTAATCTATAATGTCATGTTCTTTTATTGGTGGTTGTCTGTTGGTATGGTTTGTGATAGTCTTTAGTATTATTGCATTTTTGGTAGCCTTGTACTATGTATGGGTATTGTATGACAATAAAAATCTACTCTATCCACATTGCGGTTGTAATACAATAGACCATGAAGATTCTGTAATTTATATGCTAGGTGAGACTGCTCTAGTGGAAAAACACATGGCTGTTTTACTAGAAAAAGTGCCTGGTTTATCTATATCCAAAATTGGGTTTAGTACTATTGATGGAGAGAATATTGAATAAACATAAAAATATGTGTATGGTTATTATACTATAAAATTGAAAACATAGTTAAACCAATTAGTTGAAGTAATTTAACCATATAGAAATGGATACTTTAAAATCTACCCATGCGTCTGATGCTATTAGTAAAAAATACAAGCGTCTAACTGACAAAGAGCATGTGCTTCATAATTCTGATACGTATATTGGTTCAATCGAGCAAGTTCAAGAAGAGCAATATGTTATGGCGCCTATGCCAATGTCTGAAGGAACTAACGATATATATTACCAACCAGATAGTATTTTAAAAGAGGAAACCACTTATATTCCAGGTTTGTATAAATTATTTGACGAGGCTATTGTAAATTGTCGTGATCACGTTGTGCGTTGTCAAGAGAAAATCGCAGGTGGAGATACGTCGGTGAAACCCGTTTCATACATTAATGTATCGCTATCTATCGATGGTTCTATTACAGTAGAAAACGATGGTAGTGGTATTGATATTGTCGAACACCCTACTCATCATATCTGGGTTCCAGAACTTATTTTCGGTCACCTTCGAACAGGTACAAATTATGATAAATCAGAAAAGAAAATCGTCGGAGGCAAGAATGGTTTTGGTGTTAAACTGATATTTATTTGGTCTAAATATGGTTATATTGAAACGGTTGATCATACACGCGGTCTAAAATACACACAAGAATTTAAAGACAACCTTTCTGAAATTTGCAAACCTACTATTACCAAAACAAGATCAACAAAACCCTATACTAGAATTACTTTTTTACCTGATTACGAGAGAATGGGTATAGACGGTCTTACTTACGGTTTTAAACGACTACTTATTAGACGTGCTTATGATATTGCCGCTATTACAGATAAGCGTATTAAAGTGAAAGTAGATGACAAACAGATTGTCGTTAAAGATTTTCAATCGTATGTATCATGCTATATAGGCTCTGATAAACAATCAACCAAACGCGTTTATGAATCACCAAATGAACGATGGGAATACAGTGTATCTCTTACAAAAAACGATTGTTTTGAACAAATCAGTTTCGTTAATGGTATTGCTACTTATAAAGGTGGAAAACACGTGGATTATATTATATATCAACTGGTTAGAAAAATTGCGGATTATATTCAAAAAAAGAAAAAACTAATTGTTAAACCTAATGTAATTAAAGAACAGATTCACCTGTTTTTAAGATGCGATATCGTTAATCCGGCATTTTCAAGCCAATCTAAAGACTACCTTGATACACCTATTTCAAAATTTGGTTCTGGTTGTCAAGTAAGCGATGCCTTTGCAGAAAAAGTCGCCAAAATGGGTGTCATGGATATTGCGTGTTCTATGACTGAAATAAAAGATAGAAAAGCCAACAAGAGGACGGATGGTGTTAAAACGAGTAGTATAACTGGTATTCCAAAGTTGAGTGACGCCAATCAGGCCGGAACCAAACATTCTGGAAAATGTATGCTAATTTTATGTGAAGGTGATTCGGCCAAGGCGGGTATTCTCTCCGGATTAACGACCGACGATCGTAATACAATTGGTGTCTATCCTTTGAGGGGTAAATTGAAAAATATCAGAGGTGTAAAAGCCAAAGAGTTGGGGGATAATGCTGAAATTAATGATATTAAGAAAATACTAGGATTAAAGGCGAATATGGAATTTGAAAGTAAAGAACACGTTCAACGAGAATTACGCTATGGAAAAGTCATCTTTATGACAGATCAAGATTTAGACGGAACACATATAAAAGGTCTATGTATTAATATGTTTGATGTCGCATGGAATGATTTGTTGAAATATGGCATTCTTGGTTTTATGAATACACCTATTTTAAAAGCCAGTATGGGGACTGGAAAAAATCAGCGATCTCTGGTGTTTTATAATGATGGAGAATACGACCAATGGAAACGTACTCAAACAGTAGAACAGATATCTAAATATAAAGTAAAATACTATAAAGGATTGGGTACGAGTACAAAACAGGAATTCCAGGAATATTTTGAAAACAAGCGTATTATTATGTTTCAACAAGGTGTCCATTGTGCGGATTCTATTGATATGGTCTTTAATAAAAAAAAAGCAGATGAGCGTAAAGTTTGGTTGGGAAATTATGACCGTACTAATTATCTTGATACAAACAAAGAAGGGTTAGATTTTACCGAGTTTATCAACAAAGAAATGATCCATTTTTCAAAATACGATTGTGAGCGGAGTATTCCAAATTTGATGGACGGTCTGAAAACCAGTCAGAGAAAAATCCTTTATAGTTGTTTTCTAAAAAAGTTATTTGATACAGAGATAAAGGTAGCGCAATTAAGTGGTTATGTATCTGAAAAATCATGTTATCATCATGGAGAGCAGAGTCTAAATGAGGCTATTATATCCATGGCTCAGACGTTTGTAGGGAGCAATAATATTAATTTATTGATGCCAAATGGACAATTTGGAACGCGGATGGGTGGTGGTAAAGACGCGGCTAGTCCAAGATATATTTTCACATTATTAAATACAATTACAACAAAATTGTTTCGTCAGGAAGATAATAACGTCTTGGATTATTTGGATGACGATGGTACGCCTGTAGAACCGATGTTTTACGTACCGATTTTACCTATGATATTGGTTAACGGAGCGAATGGTATTGGAACTGGATTTAGTACCGATGTATTACCACATAATCCTACTGATATCATAAAAACACTGTATAATATAATTTCAACACTGGAAAGCGATAGTAGCCTACCTTACAATTGTGGAACAGAAACAGTAGAAACGATGATTCCTCAATTAATTCAGTTGTTGGACAATCATAAAACAGACTTAATGAATGAAAATAATAACGTGTTGCCCTTTTTCGATAAGTTTAATGGCAGTGTCTCTTGGATATCAGTTGATGATCATAGCCGTATTTTGGTAAAAGGCTGTTATACAATCTTGAATAAGAACGAAATTCGCATTACGGAATTGCCTATAGGCTCTTGGATAGACAAATATAAACTATTTATTGAAAATCTTATTGAAAAAGGGAAAACAACAGCTAAGGTTGGAAAAAAAGGAAAAGGAAAAGACGCTATTTCAGCTGTGGTTAAAGAGTATCTTGATATGTCAACCGATACTGTAGTAAATTTCACATTACGATTGAGTAGTGGGAATTTATATGATATGGAAGGTGATGTAGGACAACACGAAGGAACCAATGGTATTCATAAGTTATTTAATTTGGCAACAACCATGCATCTGACAAACATGAACTTGTTTAATCATAAAGAACAGCTACGAAAATACACTAATTACTATGATATAATCCACGAATACACACCAATTCGTCTAAAACATTATATTCTACGCAAGCAACGACAACAACAAGAGTTAGAGTATGACTTGGGAATTATCGCCAATAGAGTGAAATATATCCAGCTTATTTTAAATGATACGATCGATTTGCGTGGAAAGAAGAAAGACGCCATCCACACTATGCTTATAACTAATGGACTGGAAGAGCAGAGTGACCGTAAAGAGACTAATGACAAGAATTTCAATTATTTGACTAAAATGCCTATGGACAGTGTCAGTAAAGAAAACGTCGCCAAATTAAATGCTGATTACGATACAAAACAGTCTCAACTAGACTTAGTGAAAAATACGTCAATATATACAATGTGGAAAAATGAATTGACTGAACTAGCGGACGTATTAAATGTATCCCATGATGAACCTGTCGTTAAAAAGCCAGTCGTGAAACGAAAAATTGTTGTTAAACGCAAGTAATAACAATTTTAATAACGAACAACATCATCTAATAACCAACGTTTATAAATAATGACGACATCTATTTTTAGAATCCATAAGTCATTTCTAACGGTTTGTATTCTTTCGTCATGACTGGTCGGGCCATGGGTGTCGCCAAGGTTGAAACGTCGTGGAGGTATTTTAAATAACCCTGTACTTCCCCATATATCTGGCGTATTGCGTAATCCAGCACTAGAGTATTTAACTCTGTAATTTGATTAACAATTGGTATTGTAGGGCTATGTTTGGCAAATTGAAGGAACGTACTTCGCATAATAACTTTTAAGACGTCTTCACTTTGCTGACCAATTAAATATTGCGATTTTGAAACGTCATAGACTCCTTTTCGAATACCATTTTGAATAATGGTAATATTGTTGGTTGAGAAAAAGGCAATAGAAAGAGGCGTGTTTGACCATGTTCCAGTTAGAGCATTGCTATAATTGGTGCATGATTTCACCGGTTTTTTTTCATAGAGACTGAATGTGCTTTTAGGCTCGTGACCTTTTAATAAAACACGTCCATTATATTGTATATCGGTAGAATTGGATGGCATACTATGGGACATCTTATATAGTTAATATATATTTGTTTCGTATTTAATAAACATGGAAGTATCGCAGAACATGGTTATTCTTTTATCTATAATAATATAAAGTACAATGAATTTTCAACGAGGCGTTTTAATAATAGCGACACTGGTCTTATTAGGAGTATTAACCTTTATTGGTATGTCAATGTATTCAAAAGCCAGCAGTAGCGTCTATCCACCAACCGTGGCAAGCTGTCCTGATTATTGGGAAGCAGAGCCTAACAATGGCGATCCAACAAATCCCATATGTAAAAATAATAAAAATGTCGGTAGTGAAAACTGTCCGACGACAATGAATTTTAATACCAATGAGTATATAGGTGATGGTGGTTTTTGTGCTAAAAAAAAATGGGCAAACAATTGCGATTTGAGTTGGGATGGTGTTACTAACTCAAATAGACAATGTTAAACCCAATATTGTACTATAGTATAAACATAAAACAATATCATTATGGTTTAGTACAGTACCATCCTTATGGAGTTTAATGATTTTATAAATATATGTAGCTCTAATTTAAAATCACCATTTAAAATGACCTTTTTAATGGCAACCTCATTTGACACGGTATTGGATAACGCTGTGCGTCTAAAACAAACAATGCCTTATAATATTTATATATTCGACTGTTCTGAATATTATAACGATGATGCTATAGTAGCTAAATGTAATCTCATTAATAACAAAAAGGGTACAGTTATGGCCGATTTTTTAAATGAACATACACGGTCTCAATGTAATGATGTTTGTCGTGTTGTTGGGGATACTAACCTGATATTTATATTAAACATAAACACATTTGAGGAATCGCATAAAAATTGTTTGTCTTTATTAAACTCTATAATGTCCTCAAAAAACGACGATATTCATTATTTTATACATTCTGTTGATAACTATCCCGAGCTTTTTACAACCACACTCTCGTATAATGATAAAGAGTTTAAATTATCGCCTATAAGTACCACTATTAAACAATTCCAATCATACAAAGCATTTACTAAATATAAAAAATGTATATTTCCACTCAATAAACTAAAAATAAACAGAAAAAGTATTGAATACCATCTTGATCAAATACTTTTTATATCACCCCCGATATCGTCGCGACCAATAAAGACATTGTTCAATAAACAGGATTACAAAGATATTATCGTAGATTATCTTACAAGTCAATCTAATAATTACTCTCTTTTTAACAGTATAAGTCATAGTGAAAATATACCCTTAATATTATACGAAAATATAAGGGTCGTATTGGAGTCTAATAGAACACGGTTGCTCCCTTCAGACGATATTCAACGTACAATATACAAACGTGTAAGGCAAGCATGTATATTGTACTACTCTTACAATAATGACCCTGACACTGCGCTTTTTAATAATACCAATCTTTATTATTTTTTATACTCTTATAAATTGTTGCTAAACGAATATGGTATTATACCTGACCGTGCTGAATTAAACCAATTATGTTTTACAAAATACTATTCAAATAGAGCCGCTGAAATACAATATCAAAAAAACATTAAAAGTCTCTCAATAATGGACTAATGACTATCTATTTGGGAGACGGTTATACGAGTCCAATTAAAGTAAGTGCAAACAACAAGAGGCCGCCAATACCAAAGCCATTACCTAGATATCTAAAAGCATTAATTATTGCACCGATAAGAACCCCGCGTAGGATACCATTTCTTCTTTGAGAGAAGGTTTCTTTAAATATTGTTTTCGAATTTGTCAGGCTAAATGGAAATACTAAAAAGAACCCTAACGAGATGATAAAAGTATATAGGCTTTGAAAGTACGCTACACCAGTGAGACCGACAAACAGTGTAGCTATATAGAGAATTGCTGGTATAAACAATGGAATACATAGCATAGCGAAAAGTGGCCAACCTACCCATATACGATTAATAGCCATTAGTGGTCCTATATATCCAGTTATTAAGCCTACCAAGAGGCTGATGTATAGGGAAGCGTATACCATACCTCCGAATAACCAGAAAGCGATGCCGTTGTTTTTAAATTCAGATAGGCTTTCAATAGCGGTACCGACACCCTGTCTGACAATCTGATTAGAATAGGCCATCGACTCTGTTATCCACAATACAAGTGTGCCTATCACACTGGGTTCTTTGTTTTCAGAATAGTAGTTTTTATATGGAAACGTCCATTTACCCATTGGGAAAAACTTGTCAAAAAAAGATTCTAAATTTTTAAAATGCGATTGAGGAGGACCTTCTTGACCACCTTTTTGTGTTTTTCCGTAAGAATAAGGGGGTGATTGGATATCCATGCCTGGGAATGTATTATCTGTATTTTCGCCATAATGTATAAGCATTATTCTAAATCCAGCCCCTAAAAAGGCAATTAATAATAAATGGTATATAAAAAACCCCATTCCTTTTAAAAATCCTCTAATATCGGGAGTTTTACGTTTGGGTAAGGTGGTGTCATTTTGATCAGTAGCGTCGGTATTCATAGGTGGGTCTTCCGTACCATTCATAACGTATAAATTACATACATACAAAAATATAATGTATTTATGTAATTTAACATTTTACGTATTTATTTATATTAAAATACTTTTATATATTATTATGGATACACTTCAGATTATTTTACTGTTGTTTAGTGTATTAATATTCGGTTTATTTACTATTCAGTATTATCAGCCTCGTAAAACAATTGAGGGAATGGATAACCAATGCCCGTCTGATGATAGTTGTCCTAATGGTTGCAATGTTCCTACTAAAATAACAACGTTATGCGATGATACATTATACACTGAGCCTGATGGGCGGTGTTATAAGCTATGCCCATATGAATGTACTGACCCAATGTCCCAGTGTGCTTTTGATGAATGTTGTGACGGCTGTGGTAAGAAAAAAATATATGTGGATTGTGCTACTGGTAATATGATAAACGATGGTCCTGATTTGAATAACATTAATCAAGAAACGAATCACTCCACATCGCCTATAAATACTGGAAAAAATAGTTCAAACATTGATCTACAGGGTTCCCTCGTTGATGACGAAACGACCACACCCCCTCTCGATAAGCCATCATTGGTAAAATCATGTGCGCCTAATGTGGAGTATCATAATTATTATACAATTTCTATTGAAGGTGCCTTTCCACCTGGGAAGCATATTGTTGATAAAAACGCGGTTAGCATAGAGTCCCAAAAAGGAGCCCCCAACCCATATCGACCTGGGGGGGATATAAGCAACGCATTGGACAATCAGACGCGGACAATGGAGAGCAGTTTAGCCCAAAAGGAAGACCCAGACACGGTTATGAATTATGGTGTGTTTGGGTCACCAAAGTCATCAATGCCGCCACCACCAGCAACAGCAAGCACCAATTATGTACAGCCCTTAACCACAGCGACCGGAATGTTTAATGAAAAAACTACACAGCCTTATAATAGCGTATATAGTGTCGATTTTTAACGCGAAAACATGAGACCACAGTGCCCACCAACAAAATTAACAATATTGTATTTTTCTTCAAAAATGCGCATATCATAAGTGTATTTATATAACCGAAATGTTTCTTTATTTACACCTAGAATTTGAGCACCAGAAACCGTATCGTTAATAGAGGTTGTCGTATCCATGGCCGCACATACTGTATTAAACTCTGCATCCGGGTCGAGTGGTGGTATTTCGGTTTCTATTTCTAATTCTATCCTAGAGTATTTACTCAAGTTTATAGCGCCATTAGGTTGAATTGTTGATGGATCAGTTTTAAGACCAAAATTATACACATGTAGCCCTTCTTCATACCCACCAGAAGTACGCATAAAAGGATCTATATAATCGTACAACCCAGACTGGAAATCGCTCTCTCGAACCTTGCCATCTAATTGTATTCCAAATTTTTTTAATATTCGCCTCTCATTTTGAATATTAAATGACCCGGATGAATATAATCTAAGAGGGGACTCTATATAATTAAAATCGGTTGAAGTCATAGCGTTGGGACCTATAAGCGATATATCATAGAGTTGATTATTACTAGACAATATATCTCTAGCGGTCTCCCTTTCAATATTTAACTGTGGTTTTACGTACTTATATGGCCAGTTGATATAATTATTCCATTGATTTCTTATATTAGCATCACTACGGCGAAGGAAAAATGTCCAATTGCTTATTAATCCAGTGGACTCTAGTTCGACCTTTTGAGTACCCACTAAATCGTGAAATGTGTATTCGCGTACATCTTTAATTAAAAAGGAGTGTTCGTCTTTAGCTATTTGACGATTTTCCTCCTCAGTTAAAAACCCATATGTACTAATAAGATGGATATCCGAATTAAAATCGGTTCTCTTATCAGCATTGGTATAATCAAAATCGCTGTTGGGTGGTGGGTGAAGAAATCGGTACATTGCATGCTCACTTAGATTGAAGTTTGGTTGTATATATGGGAGATTGTCTATATACAATTTTCGTTCTTTAGGTGAATCAAAATCCAATGTTTTATAGAATGCTAAGGATTCGTCGCTAAAGGTATAATTATCACCAGTGATATAACTTAAACTGTTCTGGCTTCCTTGATAGGAATTCGAAACATCGCGAATAACAAACAATTCTTTTATTGGGCGCATTGTAATATCGATATACAATTCGTTATATTGTGACGCTACCATTGGAAACGCCTGTTTGCTTGAATTGCAAAACCACGACCCGATAGGTATATAAAGGTGCCTTCCACGTATAGATGGCTCTGGTCCGCCACCACTAAGAGAAGTTGTATCAAAAAATGCCGATGGGTAGCCTACAACTGGAGATCCTATTAGCGAATTGTTAATTTGTTTGGTCGGTAATGCTGGATTATTTATTAATGGTGTATTACCAGTCATTTCATCAAACGCGTCTAACTTTGCTCGTGAATTGTCCCGTTTAGCGCAAATATTGATATATTCACCTGAATACTGTTGGAGCGTCGTATTGCCACAATGTATCCTTATTTCCTTAATCATATGAGTACCGATTTCTTCTATCCATTTAAATTCATAGGGTATATATGTGTAAAATTCGGATTCTTCGCTGGTTCGCTTGTATAGAGGACTCCATATATGAGGAAGGCGCATCACAAGATAGGTATCCATTAATAAGTCGCCATACCTCGGCATTTTAAAAGTATAATGAGTCTCTTTGGTCAAATCCAATTGACGCTGACCCTCATGGTTAATTCTAAATTTTTGTAGGCCAAAATTAGTATATTTTACATATGATGCTTTAAAAAAAGATTTTGTTGGTGTTCCATTCAAGATTATATTTTGATTACCATAAGCGATTAAATTCATCAACCCACCTGGCATGTCTATTAATCTCTGTTAAAATTAAGTATTTAAATATATTATTATTTAAATACTTAATTGACGTTATTCTATAAAGACACTATTTAAATCTAATAAACATATAATGGTTTCTCTGTTGTCGCATGATGGTACTACCAACAGTATTGAAGAAAATATTGATACTCAACTAAAATTATTAGGTGTTCCTTTATGGAAAGAAATTGTCGGATTCTTGGTATTTATTATTGTGTTTGTTGGTGGAGTGCCTTATGTCTTATCGAAGTTTAATAGAACTTATTTACTATTGTACTATTTTTCCAATTTAGATTTGCTTGCGAACGTTCTTAATCATTCAAAAGTGTATTTTGATAATTTATATTATCCATCACCACTCAGTGAATATTCATTTTGGTCGTCGACAGCCATTAATTTTATTGCACTTATGGGTATATCCACCGTTGTAAGCATCGTATCAATTAAATACAAAAGCGTGTTTTATGGATTGGCGGCGTCTTCATCCGCCCTACTGATTACATTTTTACTACCAACAACACTCATCTATCAAGCAATGACGTCTATAGAAGATACACTAGAATCACAGTTTAAAGAGACAGGGATGTATTTGAAAAACTTACCTAATCATATCTCAGCGTTGGTGGGCGTAATACTCTCTTTTTTATGTGTCTATATAGAATATACAGTATCAAATAACTATTTACCAACCATCGCAGGTTATTATAAATACGTTTACGAAAGTGTCTCCAATATCAACGTGTTGGATGTATTTTAATTTTATTATGTATTTATAATGGAGACCTTAAAAAATACGTTATCGAGTGTTAAATCCGCTCCCCCATCCCTTTTAGGAAACTTACTGGTTTATTTTATGATAGCGCTTATTGTAGGTCTTATTATATACTATAATAGATATTACAATACTTATATTACCTCTAAATGCAAAGTATTAACGAGAATATACAAAGACTATGCGAAATTGACTTCAATTAACCAGAATGATATGAATTATAAATACAATATGAGAGACTATTATGTTAAAACTGCTTATAACTGCTGTGCGATTGGTGATTTTAAAAATACTTATGTTGATTTATGTAGTCTAGAAAATGCTCTCAAACAGGGTGTGCGGTGTTTGGATTTTGAGATATACAGTATGAATGGTCGCCCAGTGGTGGCAGTATCCAGCAAGGATGAGTATTATATTAAAGAGACTTTTAATAGTCTAGACTTGGGTACCGTATTAGACTACATTAATAATTATGCTTTTAGTGGATCCAAAGCGCCCAACTCTAAAGACCCGTTATTATTACATTTCAGAATAAAAAGCAACAATAAACCAATGTATGATACTATGGCTGAATTAATACAGACCAAGTTGTCCTCCCGATTATTAAATGCTAAATACAATAATGAATTTAGTGGTAATAACCTTGGAGCAGAACCTATTACCGGTTTTATGGGTAAAATTATTATTATTGTTGATAAACAAAATCCACTATTTGAAGATACTAAAATGGACGAGATTACCAACATAGCTTCAAATGCCGTGTTTATGAGGGCTTTACGTGAGGATGATGTTAAATATACACCAGATTACGAAGAATTGGTCGAATTTAATAAAAAAAACATGACTATTAGTATGCCAAATTTATCGTCATCAAACGCCAATATTGAAGCAGTTATACATAAACGATACGGTTGTCAATTTATCGCTATGAACTATCAGAATTACGATGAACATCTGGAATTTATAGATTCTTTTTTTGAAAACGAAGGACATGCTTTCGTATTAAAACCGGAAGAACTGCGATTTGTGCCAGTTTATATTGATAAACCACCAGACCAAGACCCTAAATTAAGTTTTGGTCCGAGAAGTGTTGAGAAACCGTATGCTACTATAAATATTTAATATACTAAGATATATAATCGTACAAAACGAGTAACGAGTAGTAAGGAGCGAATAAAATATTACATTATAATAATGAGTAAAAAGGCTACCAAGAAGCATAAAAAAACATATAATGGTAAGACGCGAAGACAAAAACGTTCTAGATTACATTACCGCTCTGGAAAACATCCAAGATATACCTACAATTTAAAAGAGAATGAACTGTTGGATAAAGAACTCGAACTCGTGGAGGAACAGGTAGATAAATTATCAGAAAATACTAAAAAACAAGAAGTTAATTCACCATTGATAAAAAAAATGATTACAGTTGTAGAGGATTTTTTAAGAGAAAACGAATTAATCTGTTATGGTGGAACTGCAATTAATAATATATTACCATTGGAAGATCAATTTTACGATTATCATAAAGAAATACCCGATTATGATTTTTTCAGTAAAAATGCGTTAAATGATGCTAAACGCCTTGCAGATATTTATACCCAACACGGTTTTAATGAAGTTGAAGCCAAAAGTGGGATACACACTGGTACCTATAAAGTATATGTTAATTTTATACCAATAGCCGACATAACTCAAATGGATAAGGTTGTGTTTAAACTCCTTAAACAACAATCGATGGATGTCTTTGGTATTGCCTATGCTTCACCAGATTATCTAAGAATGTCAATGTATTTGGAGCTTTCTCGCCCCCGAGGCGATGTATCGCGATGGGTAAAAGTAGCGAAACGGTTGGGATTATTAAACAAGTCGTTTCCTATGAAAACAAGTGCAAAATGTTATGAAATGGATTTTTCTAAAGCAATACAATGTAAAACCAAGAAGGTTTGCCAACGTGAAGACGATATTAGAACGTTGACACTGAAACATTTAATTGGGCTAGGTGTCGTCTTTTTTGGAGGATATGCTTCTTCTCTTTATGCTGAATATATGGATAATCATAAAGAAAAACAACTCGAGATAATTCCATATTACGATGTTATTTCCACCGACGCGTATAGAGATGCTATGTTGCTTAAAGCCAAATTGGAGTATGATGGGTACGATACTGTATCAATAACCCCTCATAAAGCCATTGGTGAGAACGTATCGGAGCACTATGAGGTTATTGTCGATAAAAAAAGTATAGCCTATATATACAAAGCACTAGCCTGTCATAATTACAACACATTACGTATTAATGACAATAATGTCAATATTGCGACAATTGATACAATGTTAAATTTATACTTGGCCTTTTTATATTCTGATCATGACCATCTTAACAACGATCGTATTGTATGTCTAGCAAATTATATGTTTGAATTACATCAAAAACATCGGTTAAATAAAAAAGGGTTGTTTAAACGATTCAACCTACCTTGTATCGGCTACCAAGAAACGATTATGGATATTCGTAGGACAAAATCTGAAAAATACGAGTCCTTAAAACGTTCAAAGGATTTAAAAGAATTCGAACGGTATTTCTTGAGATATGTACCAAGTGAAATGAAACGTAAAATAATACCTAAACGGAAAAATAACAAAACTGTTAAGAAGGGTAAAAAAATGTCTAAATGAGTCGGTATAGGTTGTGTGTTATTAACTTCTATTGTAAATAAATTATAGAAGTTAATTAATGGAATATACTGATCACTTACCGTGTTATTTTATTACTTTATTGAGAATATAATAACCTATGGAAAATAAAATACTGGAGGATACATATCCATATAAATTCATATTACCATCGCTCTGAAATAAAAATTTAAAGTGTTTGTGTAGATTCTGTCGGTAGAACGGCATTTGGAATATGAAAAAAAGACAGCATATTAAAAGTGGTATTTTTAATTCGTCAAACCACGATTGATAAAACGATTTTCTTTCTTTGGGGTTTCCGTGATATATTTGATTATTATGATTGTTTAATTCTTGTTCTCTTAATAAGGGAGGTTGTTGATAGGTTGCTGATGGTAAAGGCTGTTGTCCATGGTCTATATGATTCACCTGCGAATAGGGATCCATTGTTGTTGTTTGAGCATTTATTTGGTGGATTGGAATACCGGTTTGAGAATTGGATTGTGTCGTTAATTGATTTATAGAATTTAATAAACTACCCATTTCGTTTTGTTGGACGGTATTTGACTGGGATTGCGGCTGGGAATGTGGCTGGGATTGCGGAGGTATTGCTGTTGTCATGGACTGAATTCGTTGCGAAATATCATCAGCGTTCAATCGCCGCTCACCTTCATTGATTTGTCGCCCCTGACTACCTTGAGATGATATAATAGTATTGTTTAATGAATGTGATTGTGACAAGTCTTGTTGTGGTAATTGTTGGATTGACGTTGTATCACTGGACATATAAAGTATTTACATAGTTAATTCTGAAACCTAACGTGTTTCTTAATGGTATTGCATTTTTCGTGTTTTGGTGTTAGTTTTACACACCCGTCTTCGTATTTAAACACTTTGTCTTTCAGTATAGAAGTAGGCGGGCCGACGAACCGAATACATTCGTTCGTTTTACATGAGTATCTGAATAATGTCGCCAAACCAAATCCTAATATTATGGAAATAATATGCTTACTGTATTCTCCATAAAGAAGTCGCCGTATATTCATTATATAACGTTTATAAAAATATTATTCATACAAAAAACACTATGTTACATACCGTAAGCTTGGATTGGTATCTCTTGAATATTATCCGGGTTTATAGGACACGTTGTTTTTTCAATGTCAAAACCGAAACACTGTCCAGCGTCGTCCTCATATTGTATTTTTTTAAGGGTATCTTCTGATGGATAAACAACAATCTCCTTTCTCTCGGGTCCTAGACAATAGACGAAAAATACGCCAATGGCAAAGCTGATACTAAAATAATATAAATCGAAGAATTTCATTATATTATAGCTATATCCTTTTTTAGTTAAATTGAATAACTTATTTGAAGTTGTCGATGATACTATACACGATGAACATGTACGATGATGAACATCTACCGCGATTGATTAACGATGATAAAAAATACACAGAATCAGAAATGACGGTTAAATTAAATGATTTTTGGAAATTAAACATAGCCTACAGAAGTGGCAAACTGTTGTCAATAAGCGACCCTCAACAATATGATTATTTTATTAACTTATCACCAGAATCATTAGACTATGGTTTAAACTCTATTATAAATGGTACTTATCCTCTACCCCCTATTGAATATGATAGTATTAAATGTCTCCATTATATGATTAGTCGCCTATCCATCATTGGTCAATTAAATTATGATTATTATATACTGGGTAAGGATACCAGTGAAACATTGGGCGACATGAGAATAACACCCAGTGCTTTGGAAATCAAAAGCGTCCTTCATTGTTGTCATTCAATGGCTACTATTAAATAATAATTTCGTTTTGCTGAACGTTATCTCTCATTAAGAACGTCTCACTCCCTATATAATCATCGTCATTGATAAAATACGTTTTATATTTTTTATTTTCACGCTCCTTATCTATTAAAGATAAATACTCGTTGTAAAAACCAAATGTGGTTCGTTTCACTGCTTTAGGGTCATCACTGTCTTCCGCAGATTTAAATCCTTCAATAATAGACAAATGTAATTGTAGAATCTGGTTTTTCAACACCATTCGCCCTTCTTTGTCTTTGTTATCTTCCTCCATATGAAAGGCCTGGAGAGAAGCATATATTTCAGAATACGATTCATACTCTTTTATTAAATTTTGATACATTGATAAACTATCGTCGTCGTCTATGTGTTGATAGAGATGATTTAATTTAAGTATTTTAATATCCTTTTTTAATTTAGAAAGTATTCGTCCATATTCCTCTATAATATTTTCAATATCGTAGTAATCCGGTCGATTAATACTAATATTAAGACTGCATGGATCAATAATAGCCCCTTTTTTATCCTTAAACTTGCCTGATGTAGCGCCACATTGGGCGATGAGAAGATTATCTTGTTCTTCAAATACCATACCTACAACACGCTTACAGCTAACACATTTTGGAACGATCGACTTGTATTCTTTTTGTTTTTCTTTAACAGAATTATTATTACTACTAATCTTGTTTTTTATTTTAGTTTTTTCCGCGTCATATTCCATTTTTAATGTATAATAATTATCAATTTGTTTTACAAGCGAGGACGAGGTGTCGTGTTTAGTGTAGCGGATAGAGTGTTTATTGAGAGAAGTATCGTTATTATAACCACTTGACATACTATAGTTATATAAATTTAAGTGGAGGTAAATCTGTAATTAATGATGTATTTGTAAATAAATCGTCTTGGTTATCAATATTATGAATATGAGTTGAAAACTTATGGTTAAGAGACCGAACCTTTTCAATAATACGTTGGGTGTTCTCTCGACATAAACGTACTCTGTCCTCTTGTGAAGGCTTGTTTTTATAACTATAGACAAGAATACCTCCTATAATAGATACAAAACCTAGAAACAATATGCAGTTAAATACGGTATTTATAATAGACCGCTTATACAATTGAGTATTTTCTAATGTATAATTCATATAGTAGCTCATACCAGGTTCAATGACACTTGGTGCCGTGGTTCTCATTTACTGTAATCAAATAAAAGAATACGGTAAATGAACGTCAAATTCTATATAATTATATACTAATTATATAGAATACAATGTTGAATTCATTGCTTTTATTTTCCATAATGACGGCTATTTTCGCGACATTAAAGTATTTAACACGTGGACAGCCCGCCATTCAGAGTATCATGGGTTTAATATATATATTTAGTGTGATGGGTCTTCAATTTTACGTTAATTTTACTAGCATACAGGATAAATGTGGTGGTAAAGGAGACTATGGTACAGCTTTTTTTAACACGATATTGCCATTTGTATTGATTTTTATAGTGATATTTTATACTTTAAAAGCGTTTCCATCTTTTAAAGCCCCGTTTTCTAATACTTTTGGATACGGATTAACGCGACTTATGGGGGTGCGTACGTTATTATTAAAAGATATATTAAAGCTACCAGTGGAAAGTGGTCAGGACGGACCACTTAACGCGTCATTACGCCTTATATATGAAGACCCGTCTCTATTAATAAATTCAATTACACCTGATACGATGGAAGCTTTTATTGAGAGATCTGCTGAACTATTTAAACCCGATATTGATCAGTATATTACTAAATTATATGATCTTGTTCGTTTAAAAGACATTGTTGCCGAATATATGTGGTATTATTTATCTGGACTATTAGTAACCGCGTATTCTATATCCAATATAGCGACGTTAAAATGTGATGTATCGTCTAGTGATATGATTAAACTACATCGTCTGCATGTCGATAACCATAAACAAGATATAAGTACTGATAATAACAACAACAAAGATACCTATATATTAAATGAATAGGTACTAGTGGTATATACAACAATAAGTATTTTACACTATTGAACTCATTTATGATTAGAAGAAAAAATTATGAATAATCAGGGAAAGGTGTGTAGTCAAAACCGAAAGTCAAGAAGTATTCAAAAAATATACTGTGATATTTGCTATTTCTTTAAAAGTTGTTATTGAATATGAGGTATATAAAAGGAGGTATTGATAGTAATAGAATGGTTGATTTTATTAACAAATTTATAAATGGAAAGTATAAAAATAAATTAATTATTTAGATAATGCGAGTAGTCATAGAAATCAACTTGTAAAGGATGTAATTAAAAAGGATAATAATTTATTATATGCTGTTCCATATCAACATTATACAAATGCGATAGAATCACTATTACAAAAGAAAAAGGGATTAACGTATGATGAATTAGTTAAAAATGTAAATATGTATTAGAAGAAATACAAATACACATTTATATAAATTTAATAAAAAGAGTGTATGATAGAAATGAAAAATGTGTAAAATAACATCAACAATAAAACACCAACCTAAAAATATATGGATTAGGTTGGTGTTTTAAATATTCAAAAGATTAAAACATATCAAGCAAATTCTCTAAACCCCGACATCCTTCTTCAAACTTACGTCCAAATAGGCTATTGGACTTAACTAAATAGTCTAATTCTTCTTGGCATATAGACATATAAGTATAATCGTTTTTTTTTATAGATTTTTGAAATACTTTATAATTGTCAATATCACTCCATTGAGCGAAAATAATAGCCCCTGCTGCAATATTATGTGTTGAAATAATTTCGTGTTGTAAATTCATACAATGTAATACAGTAATTAGTGCTATTTCATCTACATGCTTAATTCCACTAAATATTTTACGAATACGAGAATGATTTGTTAAAAAAAATATTGCGTGTTTTCTATTTACAATGGATGCCATATTAGCTTTTTTAACCCTTTTCCTATCTCTAATATATTTTAAACACAGGTTAGCCCTCGGGAAAACTTGTGTGTCTGGTGCTAAATTAAAATAAGATTTTGTTTCATCTAGTGAATTATAAATAGTATCAAATGATTTTAGAGGAACACATGCCTGTGATAACCAAATAAAATGTTGGTTGTCTTTATCCTTTAATGCTTCCTGTAACAGTAACAGTTGAGCCATTACGATAGATATACCACCATATTGCGTTGGTATCGTTGTTAAAAGTTTATATTTATTAAAATATAAAAGTGGTATATCGTGTTTATAATGTATATAAATATTGTATTTATCCCTATCGATATTTTTTAAGTATTGATACCACAATGCTTCATGGTTTATTTTATCATAAATCAAGAAACAAAAGGCTATCTTTTATTTAATTGAATAGAATTATCCATAATATACACTATTGTTAAAGTTATTATACTTGCAACGTATTCAGTATATTATCATATAAAATAAGGTTAATTGTTGTTAAGATATTTTAATACGTATATCGTTGTCAAAATCAAAATTCCAATTTTGAAAACACTATACTATAATTAACTGCGTAGTAGCTCATCAACGCAATAAAAATAACAAAAACCCACATTGGAATAACTGTTTTTGATGTTGTACCTACCCCAAACTCGCGAAAAGAACCGTCATTATTAATAATAAAATTCGGTTTTATTATCATAGTAATACCGAAAAATACTGTGAAAACTATCATACTCATTAAAAGGCGGTTTTTAAGGACAAATGTAGAAATATTAGAAGTCATATCGTTTAAGATATATCTATATAAAAGCCTATTGTAAAAATACTTATAATAAATTCGTTTTAAATTGAAATACGGATGGTCGTAATATACTTATATAACCTACCACTAAAATGACAGACTGTATTCATTCGATAACTTTTACTAGTGTATTAGAACAATTACTCGTTTTAACGACAAAAGACAAGCGTCGAAAGGTATGTAAAAATTGTCACGACTTGGGACATACATCTAAACAAATTGAATGCAAACTCTATAAGGAACGCCATGCACGACTGAGACATAAAATAAAAACACACCTTCTTACCAAGGATTTACTAGGAGATACTGCAATAGAAATTTATTTGGTCGATATTTCAGAACAATTGGGTATTTCTATAAATTTATGTAAAAAATTATACCTTGAACTCTCTCCACAGGAATTATTAGACGGTGTTTCAATAGATGTGGATGGTTATATAAAGAGTATTGTGTCCAACGCAACCAAGTGCCATGGTTGTCATAAAAGGTTATTTAATATTCAAACCAACACTCTTCGGGTTTGGAAAGGTAATATGTTATGCGATCCATGTTGGGATACTTACGATACAGAACGGACAGCCGTTTGGGAGCAGATTAGAGACTATAGGCCAGTTGTATGTGTATTGTGTAATGAAGCGCCGCCGAATCGCGATAGAAAAACTGGACGATTTCACCTCGACCACATAAATATGTTTAATAAAACTAACAGCGTATGTTCGATGGTCAATAACGGAGAGCCAATTATTGACATTTATAAAGAAATTGATAAATGTCAATACATGTGTATTATGTGTCATCATATAGTGACTGATATTGAAAAGAAGCTACCTTTCTCGCGTATAAAACAAACCCTTACACGAAAATTAAATAACCAGGAGATAACTATTGGTGCTTATGAAAGCGAACAGGTATATTGGGAAGGCTATTATGAAATAATTATGACCGATATTTATCGTACATTAAAACAGGTATTGGGTAAGGATATTGGGAGTACGATCGTCGTGTAAATACTTATTATATACAATATTTCAAAATAGTCGGTCTTTAGAGTTATATTAATTAATAAAATTCATCACCATCCATATCACCATGATCATCATCGTTGCCCAGATGTGCCGTATCGTAGACTTCCGCGTCTATTTCAGCATCCATCAATTCTTCATAGGTAGCTGCCTCCATAAAAATCTCCATATTCATCCGCGTCGCGTTATCGACAACCCCCATTGTCTTTTCATAATTAAGCCGTTTTTCCATTGCAACGCGTTCTTCATCGTAATTTTCCTTAACATATCGAGTAAGCCCTTTTGTAAGCCCCTTACCCCAGCTTTCCAATTTATGCCCTTTAAATAAATTCTGTATTTCTCTTTCTTCATCCGTCATATCTTTTAGTGTCCTGGTAATCGTGTTTTTCTCATTCTCTCGACTGGATAATATTTTCTTATAAATAGTGTCGTAATTAACCATAGAAGTATCATAATATTTAGAAACTAGTCCAAAGGTATGAATAAAATAATCGTTCAATATACCAATAACACCAGCATCATCATTATAAACCATATCTTCGTCACTCATTTGACGATTCACAAACTCGCTTAGTTCGTCTTCGGTAATAGGATCGAATTTCCTACTATCTGTAATATCACCTTGTTTAGTAAGCCCTATTCGCGACTTTTCATAATTAAGCAGCACCGCGCTTCTATTATTGATAAGATTGACACATTTTATAATGATGTCAATTACTTTTACAAACATGTAATCGAAAAACAAATCATAAAAACGCGCGTCTAGTATAAAAAAACCATTTGAATTGTTTTTCTCAGAGCTTAATGGTAGATTATCTATCATTAAATAGAGCGTACGTAATGGTTTTCTAGCCAAAAGTAAAGCACGTTTAAACAGGTTAATACTATTGAGACTTTCGTCAATACCATCCAAACCTTCGTCGCCAGCCTCGGTCGCCTCTGAATAAAACTGTTTAAAGCCTTGATAAAAATTCAGTAAAAATGTTTTTACATCTCGTGAATGTAAATCAGAAAGCCCCCAATGTTTAGGTAGTGTTATATTAGAAAAATCAGCATTATTTATTACCATGTTTGGAAACACGATACATGTAAGGTGCATTAATTGTTTTAAGCTACTATGTTTTCTTTGCGTCGTTGCTATTGTTTCCATTAATGTGGTAAAGGACTCTAACTGTTTTTTCTGTTTTCTAGACGTTGATGACGGTGTTTGTATAAACTCTTTAATGGTGATTTTAGTAGTATCTTTCACCAATGACAATTGATTTTTAAGTTCTCTCATTATTCCACTATCTTTATTAAAACGGTTATAGGTTGACTCGTCGACGAAGCCGCTCGGTGTTAGCAATGAAGATGAAAATAGTTTTGTTAATCCACTTACTACTGTAGCATCAAACAGATGTTCGTTTAACGGCGATTGGTGGCTCATTTCACTAATCTGTAATAAAAAATCCTTAAACAAATAATGTGTCGATCCATACAATTCGTTAAAAAGGTCTTTACTTACGGTAGTGGATTGTCCGACGTATTTTAAGAGTTCTTGGAGAGAAGTGTTCGAAAACTGATACCCATTGCTTTTTAAATGAGCCAACTGTTCTTTTAGTGGTTTAGAGACATCAAAATCATGTGGCTTAGAGCCACATAGTCGGGTAAGAGCAGGAGTTATTGGTATGTCTGTTCCAAATTCACATTGTTTTATAAAATACTTATATATTGTTCCTTCATTAAAATCCAAAGTAGAATCTATAATGGTTTTTCGAGTATTAAAAAAAGGATTCATTGTAGGGGATTTAATAATAGCCCGCAGGTCGGCAACAATCTTTTCGTTTATTCGAATGGTATCTACAATATTTGTTAGCATGTTGTTTTTAGAGTTCAAATACTTAATAACACCCTTCTCTCGGAGAGGTGTGCTTCCAAAACAGTTTTGCATATAAGGCTCTTGATAAGCGTTTTTTAATAGCATATCAGAGTCCCGTACAACACCATGAACGCTATTTTTGTAAAATATCGCTTGTTCTATTATTTTTCCCATAATAACGTTCATATTATCATTGAATTTTCGACTACCTTTTTTTAATTCACCAAGCATTTCTCTCTTAAACTCGTCACTTAATGAATTAACACTCGTTGTCGCATAACTAATATCTAGTGATGGTTTAAATGTGGTCCATAATTCAAGCGTCGCATTTCTATCGACATTGCTAACCAACGCGTCTTCTTCATCTGGATGTAATTTAACCCATTCATGTTTCTCCTCAATACTATCGACAATCTGTCGATCTTTTAAAATTTGTCGGTCAAATTTAGCCATCATTTTTTTTACAAACCCTTCCACTCGCGTTTTACCAATAGCTTTCCACGGCATAGTCTTGGGGTTTTTTATCTTACTGACGACGCATGCTATATAGACAAGCGCACCTTGATCCCCATTTGCGTCGAAAGGGAATCCTTTAAAATATTTAAAACACCCCGCTACATTTTTAGATGTATTGAGTCTTGGTTTAGCCAATTGTATCGATAATATAACACAGCAACATGTTAATAAAAGTAGATTTAGGTTGATTGCTATATCGAATGACGGTAGTGTAATGTTTTTTTGTTTTTTTATTAATAATGCCTTTTTATCATAATTTTCTTTGGTTGAAAAATTAGCATCGTTAAACCGTAATACAGTATTTACAATAAATGGTTTGTGAGTATGCAGCTCGAGTTGCATTGAACGTCCCAACGCGTTTATGATTTTTATGACACTATTGGCATAAGGGGCGGTAAAATCGGCATCTGTAAAAGCCAGTCCTTCTTTCTTTGTATCTTCAGTTTGTAAATCTTGTTGTCGTTGCTTGAGAATAGCATCCATGTTGTTTTCCAATGCTTCTCTTGATTGGAGTTTGTACCCATCACCATCATAACCCTCTTCACCACTAGCGTCTACCGTCTTTATAACATACCCACTGTGTTTATCTACCCATTTATCACCATCATCACTCAAAACGCCTTGGTTTGCACAGATTTGTTCCCGAACCAAAAAATAGTCATCGGTTCCTAAAAAAGCCTTTGCAAGTTGAAATATAAATTTAGGAATCAATTTTTGAGATGTTTTAATACATAAATACCAATAATTATCACTAACATCGTATGTAAATTGATTTACAAACTTAACAATATTATGTTGTTTTTGAACAAAATCCTCTTGGCCCATAATAGCTTGAAATAACTTGCTATAAGGGGATTTAAGTTTGCTTCCATCGGATTGTTTATCGAATACCGCTTCAGTTGCAATCCGTTTTCGCGTTATACCGTCTTTTTGTCGTATAGCCTCTTTATACCGATCAGAATTACTTTTATTATTAAAGAGTGAGCGTATGGTACTGCCTATATTTTTCTTTAATTGAGCGTTATTTTTCTCTCGTTGAATATCAAATATATTCACCATAGCCTGTAAATCTGTTGCTTCAACGAGCTGTCGTGCAACATCTTCATCCACACATTTGTTCTTAACAGAATAGCATTCTTTTTTGGTAGCACACACAAGATTGCCAGTTTGAACGTCGTATTTTATAGTAGTATCCCGCTTCCATTGGTTATTGACTCGAGAATAATAGCGAGGTTTATCACCCGTAATTTCTAGTAATGCGACATCCGTTTCTTCAACAAGACGCTTTCCTGAAATCATGGCGTCGGCCTCCTTTTGAGCAGTTTGCTCATTTAATCCAATATTTTCCATCAATTTATCTTTAAGAAAATCCTTGAATTGTGGGGGAGTCATTGTTTTTTGCTGTTGGTTATAAATATCAATAATATCGTAGCGGGTCGAATCGTATTCCGCATCGACATATATAATAGAACCATTATCGGCATTTAAGTCTTCTATGGTATGGTATTTTTTCACCACCGTAACTGTCTGACATTCGCTAGAACCCTGATTATTTTCCATCTCTGCAGTAATAAGCTGGTCTATAGACGTCAATTCACTATTAAGATTAACATTGCTATGTAAGCCAATACTTAGATAAGAAAGACATAAGTTTAAAAAATGTCCATAATCATAGTCGTTAATCCGTTTTAGGCTTTCACTTGGCGAGACGTTTAAAGACAATGTATAATATGTTTCCAACGCGTTTCTTATAATATTTATAACTGTCAGATCGGAAGAGGATGCCGTCGTCGGATCGTTTTCACCATCCTCCACAATTGGAACCGATGCTAGCAAAAGACGTATTGCATTTTTTGTCATCCCCGTCAATACCGTCGTCTTTCCAACCTCCTTGGTAATTAGCATATTTAACTCGTCACCCCGGTTAATAAGTTTTTTTTTAATACGATTAATATTAGCATCAATGATTTTCTGCGCCTCAACCATATCACCCCGCGTAAAATTATCCCTGTCTATCAAAAAAGCCTCTAATTCTACAAACAGCCTATCCAAACTCGTAATGTCCTTGAGATAACTTGTTTTGGACATGTTAAGCTCTCGTAAGATGTCTTTATTGGAAGGTATAAACTGTGATAAAAATTCCAGATATACTTCACGTTGGTCGTTTTCTGGTAAATCAGTAAAAGCTTCCATAAATGCTTGGGATGGTTCGATATGGTAAATATTGTTTTGTTTATTAACGGGACCTGTAATCAGTCTGGTTATGGATGATTTTAGCGTGAGATTATCATCATCAGCGTTTCCTACATAATGATTGACTACACTTGTAGTTTTACGTAAGTAATTATAATAATCAGTATTGGTATTGGATGTTGTTTTGTCAATAATTAGCGTATTGAGAGAACCCGCTTTATTTTGAGATACAATTGATTCGGGTATTACCATAAATGACTTTAGTTGCATGATATTACCATTTACTACGGGAATAGTATTGACGGTTAAATCCCCCATTTTCCCTTTTACTAACTGTGTTCGAGATTCATTCCCGGTTAAGACTGTGGATACAAACCGTTGTTTAGATAAGGCTACCTGGTCTTTGGAAATACCAACGGCAACCTCGCTATAAAAGTCATCAAGGTTGTCTAGGATTACATTGATGTTTTTAGAAACCGATACTTCGTTAATAATGGCATTTTCAGACGATACAACTTCACTTATAGGTTTAAAAAAAGAATTCATAAAACGCATGTATTGTTCATATTTATACTGACTTGTTGTATCACCTTTGTAATAATTGTCAATAAAATTATTTAATTCAGATAACACAGATTGATTAGTACTCGAATTTATATCCTTAATCAATTCTTCCTCTAAATTAAGATTAAATAGTTGTTTTTTAGCTTTTATTACTGGAATAATCCAATTTAAAGAATGTTTAAATTGTTGCATATTTTTCACCAAGGGAGTATTAACCCATATATCTTCAGGTTTTTTATTAGCATTATTTGATTCATCAAAGGTAGAATGCTTGGTTCTCAACTGCTTAAATTTATCTATCATGTTGTTAATATTCGAGAGAACTCTCTCGTTTCGTTCTTCATTTGGTACCACAGATAACAACTCGTCCAATAAATCATTTAATTGTGTATCGATACCATACCGGCGTTCTTTTTCACCTAATTGTACGTCTTGTTGAATTTCTCCTAAGTCGGCACCTAAAAACAAATTATCAGCACTTATAAAAAGTTGTTTAACCCGGTCTTGTGCTTCTTCTATAGGCTGGTCTTGAGGTAAGGGCAATTCATAACTCGGCTCATCCGGAGTAGCGTTTAATGAATTTGTGGGTTCTACTACATTTTTTTCGGCTTCTACTGGGAACGCCTCTATAACATTAATAGATCGCAGGTTTAACTCCAATGGAATACCTTTGTAGCCAAAATCAATATAAATAATTTCTTTAGAAGGATGGAGTGTAAGTGCCATCATATCTTCCTCGATAGTAGTCAGTCTCCCATAAATTCTTTGTACATTACCGGATTCTTCAATAAAAACCAATTCGATAATATTTCCAACTATAAGATTGTTTTGGGCTAAATAACCTTCTTTATCACTGCGGTTTAAAAGAGTAATTTCATCGATATTTATGTTGGAAAAAATACCAGCTTCGTCCATAGTAAGAACCAATGGCTCAGTTTCATTAGGTGTGTTTAAAACAATAGTTTCGTCGTCGATATATATAATAATATAGATACGGTCATTGATGGTGGTTGTCGTTGTGGAAGCCAATTGAATAATATCTCCTAATTTTAAGTGTATATTGGCTTCTTGTTTATCCATTACTTTACTATAATTATAGATATTTATATAGATATTTAATATAGTTATAGTAAAGCAAATAGTTTTAAGGTAGGGGACATGGTGTATTTATATTATAATATCCTGATTTGAGTGCGTCTATAGCCTGTTTTTGGGGTTTGGTACATGCTCTAAACGTAGGGCTTGTTGTAGTGTAAGGAAACGGTTTTTCATACCCCCTTGGTTTATGAAGAGCTCTTTTGTATTTTATTCGCTCTAATGACGTTTCGCTACCTTTATCGAGTCCAATATCCTTGTCAATTGGTGCACAACGAGGTCGTATTACGCCAGTAGTTGTTAGAAAAAACGAATTAGTATTGTTAGAAACTGTTAAATCAGCGTTGGATTTACATTCCAATTCTCTATTTAAGACTCGCTGTTTTTTACTATGAGTGTAAATATGAGAACTGGTATCATGTTCGTTACGTTGAACCCAGTTGTTTTTTATAAACTGTACTTTACCTGAAGGGGGGTACGGGTAATCGGTAATAGTTAAACCGGATTCTAATAAGGCAGCATCCCATTCACCTTGAGTATAATCCCGTTTATACCAGCGAGTTATGTTACCATGTTTATTATAGGCGTTGTAATTCTTGACACTTTTAAAATTAATGGGCATCATTGTATTACAAAAACAGGATGATTCATTATTCTTAGGCTTGCCAATATAGGATTGTTGAGATGTATTACCATTGATGGAAAAACCCGACTTGTTTGTATGATTACCATACTTAGCACTCGTTTTACGTTTTAATACACTTAATGACATTACATTAAGAATATAATTTTTATTTTATAGTATTATTAAAAATGAAAATTACAATTGGGTCTGAAGGGATGGGACGATGGGGTTCTAAAATAATAGAGTATTTATTATCCAAACTTTATCCAAATATCAAAATAGAATATAAAAATATAAAGACATGTGATTTTGTAATTCAATCTCATTTTTTTAATCAAAAACCGTGTTTGGAATAATATTCCTAATAAATATATATATTGGTCCGGCGAATCGTATGACAATACTGTTAATGCCAACGAATCCATCTCACTATCTATAGATACAAGGTCGAATTCTACACATAGCAATTATTTATATATACCATTTGTTTTAAATAGTCCTCATTTATATAAAAAAAGGAAATATACAAATACCGATAGGAAATACCTTTTGGCATATTGTAATTCTAATACTGTTATGGAGAGGGAGACTTTATTTAATCAAATTGCTAGTAAAATAAATAATGATACGTGTCATTCTTATGGTAGATGTTGTGGTAATTTACCACAAACACAAAAAAAAACTATTGGAGGAGGATGGTCTGGTGATGAAATAATAGATATATATAAGGACTACACATTTGTTATTGCGATGGAAAACATATGTGTTGATGGGTATGTTACTGAAAAATATTAAATGCTTTTTATAGTGGGGCAATTCCAATTTATTGGGGTAGTTCTATTATAAATGATTTTTTTAATGAAAAGCATTTATTAATGTAAATAAATTTCAATCTATTGAAGCGTGTGTTGATTATATACTTTCTATGGATAAACAACAAATTCATTCAATACAGAGAGAGCCCATATATAAAAATAATTCTATTATTAATCTTTTAAACGATTCTTTTTATGAAACCTATGGGAACCCAATATTAGATAAGTATTTAAAACATATTAAACAATTTATTGAAGAAATACCAATGCTTCCCAAACATTCTAATGTATATTCAAAACGTGTTTTAAAGTTTAATTATAGAAAACTTAATTACAGGTAATTTAGACTGACAATGCTATGTTTATTTTATATTTATCATTATTAGGAACTTTAATAAATAATATAACCATTATTACATATTTTACAAGTTAGTTTTTATAACTACTCGCATTATCTTATATAAAATGATTAATTTATTTTATATTTTCCATTTATAAACTTGTTAATAAAAATCAACCATTCTATTACTATCAATCCCTCCCTTTTTATATACCTCATACACAATAACATCTTTTGAAGAAATAGCAAATATACCAATGTATTTTTTGAATACTTCTTGACTTTCAGTTTTGACTACACACCTTTTACCTAATTCTTCATAACATTTTATTCTAATCATAAATGAGTTTAATGATGTTTCGTCAATACAAATAATATCATCTAATCTATATTGTTTTATCTTACTATAAAACTAAACTCTTTGATTTGATTTTTAATTACAATAGTTTTTTATATCTTGTTCTTGGAACATGTCATAATCGTGTTTGTTTTAGTGTGATATTAATATCTCTTACAACTCTACATAAATAAAATCTTGATAATGTTAAGTTTGGATATTTTGTTTTTAAATCTACTAGTAATTCATCAATTATTAGTAGATTTAAATTTATATATTCATCTTATTAAAATCTTTTCAGAACAACCGAATATTTACAAGTTTGCACTTGTTTTTATAATGAGATAAATAATATTTAACTGCTGATATTTTATAATCACTACTTTTATGTGTAGGTATTATAATATTAAAAACTATTTTAATTGATATGACAAATCATTATGATTTAAATCAAATTCTTTTACTGTCGTGTCTTTAAAATGATAATTATCATTAACATTCCCACTTTTAAAATAATTTTCACCATATCTATTTTTTAATGATTGGTAATTACAAAATGGAGCATATATGTATGTATAACCAAATATTTGTTTCACTACGTTATTATATTCATCTACACTACAAAGAGTTCTTGCATCGCCTTCGTAAAAGTTTTTATTATTTTTAGTTAATTTAAAACAATCAATTGGACCAAAATGACAATGAAGGTTTCCATTAGATACATATTTAAATCCATTTTTTTCAAGTTCATCTTTTATTTTAAATAATTTTTCCCATTCTTTTTCCACAAATCCTATATCTATATCATTATCCCAAGGAATAATTCCACCGTGTCTATTTAAACCCAATGATGTTCCAGCAACTGCAACATATTTAATATTATTTTTTTCTAATATTTTATTTAATTTACTCATTTCATCATAATGTGCTGTTGAATACTTCATCTTAGGAATTATATGCTTGTATTTACTATAATTTTCACTTTTTTTATAATAAGCCAATTTACGTTTTTGACAAATAAATCTAATAAGTAACGGATTAGTTGTTTCAGTATCATTATTAGGTGAAAAATAACCTTCTTCACAATATAGTACATCACAATCATTATTAGATGCTAACTCTTTTAGCATCTCAATGCTATATAACCATCTTTTATGTGTAGTTGTAAATGATTTATCAGTTTCATTATATACGCTATTTTTTTTTAATTCATTATCATTTATTGAACGCAATTCAATAGTTATTAAACCACCAGGTTTCAAATTATGTATAGAATTTATAAAAATTTCATTAGATATATTATAAGGTAACGCGTGTAAAAACCATCTCATATAAATTACGTCAAATAGCATACATAATTCATAATTTTTTAATACATCTAATACATCTTTTTTTATTAATTTACAATTAATATCTTCTTTATCTAAAACTCCATTGATATCAATACCATAACATAAGTTTTTTTTACTACTAAAAAATTGTGTATCACGACAATTTCCAGAACCTAAATCTGCTATTTTTAAATATACATTATCATTATTATATTTTTTAATATAAGTTTCATATACAAAAGAAGAAAAACTACTTGGTTTTAAAATATCGTGATTATTAGTTTTATAATAATTATCCCAGAAAACTTTATTTTGATTATTCATATTATATATATATAAATTTATTTTTTACTAAATTAGGATTTATATAGTTAAAAAATAAAATGGACAATAGAGAAAAATCGGCTTAATTACAGGTAATTTAGACTGACAATGCTATGTTTATTTTTATATTTATCATTATTATTAACTTTAATAAATAACAATATAACCATTATTACATATTTAAGTATTTAACAATTGTTATGTAATCCCAGTAAAATTAATAATGATACAAGTCCATTATTTCTTTTCGACCTTTAATTAATTTTTCTAATTTTACATTAACATTATTATCAACACCAATAGGACTACTATTAGTAAAATCCGTGTGTTTTATACCGTAAAAAAAATTACCACTAGGTGTTGGTGTATGTTTCAGTCCTAGTTTTAATAATTCTTTTACAATATTATTTCTATTTCCAAAAGAATCTATGTTCATATGTAGACCATCTGCAATCTCACTTAAAAGACTGAGAGACTGAATTCGATCAGTTTTCAATCCAGTCATTTCAAAGAATTTAGCCAAATAATGTTTGATATATTCTGTATCTATTGATATTTTTTCCATCATTGATAGGTTGTTTTCGAACAATGCTATTCTATCGGACAACATATTAATGGATTCTACATAACTAATTGATAACATATCTGTCGTATAAGGTATATGTTGATTCTCAACTGTAATTTCTTTAACCAAAACCAATTTTAATGCCAAATAAATATTAGACGTTTCTTTTAAATCAATAGATTCAATTATATTCCAATACAATTCTTTATCTAAACATATCGAAAAATCCAACGCGCCACAATAATAAATACAAAATGTCGTTGTGTTTTTTACAAGTTCTTGATGATTATACACCAATTCATCTTCGTTAAAAGAAGCAATAACATCATTAATGTTTGTATTGTCGGTATAAATTTTATAGGAAGGATGTTCGGTCATCATTCTGGTAGATATGATATCCCTATGTACATCATAAAGAGCGTCACATTCTATTTGAGACATCATACTATCATTTTTATGATACATAGTATATTCAGAACTATTCAGTTTTACAGACTTAATCATTATGTCTTTTTTTAAGACTGAATAATCGATTAATGCGCTGTAAATAGTATTAAAATTATTACTAGGATAAGTATTGTTAAATATCTCCAAGACATTGGTTAATATATCCATATTTTCATAATAAGGCAATTCATTAAATTCGTAGTTTATTTCGGACTTGCTAAATATCAACCTCAAAAATCTTTTTTCACATTGAGATAATTTTAAAAATATAAACGTATTATGGTCTAAATAATGTAGTTTATATAGTTTATACGGACTTTCCCATTGATTATATTCCTGGAATATTGGTGATGTTTTATCCGTCATTTAAATAGTATCATTAGTATGATTTTAAATCAGTATTTATAAGGTTTTAAATATATAATAAAACAATAAAATTGATTAAAAACAAACCTAATGATATATTATTAATTACATCATGTCGGTACCTCGTATTTCGGCTATTCGTAGCGATACCAAAGACGCGTCTATTCTGCTCTTTACATTAAGTGAAACAAATGTTTCAATAGCAAACGCACTGCGACGTATTTTACAATGCGAGGTTAGAATTCCATGTTTTAGAAGCGAAGACGAAGACGATGCTTATAAATGTTCTATACCTACCAATACAACGCGATTTACAAATGAGGTTATAAAACAGCGGTTGGCGTGTATTCCAATTCATATTAAAGACGACAAAATTAATGTTGAAAATTATACATTGGTCTTGGATGTAAAAAATGACACTAGGGACGTTATGTATGTTACGACCAAGGATTTTAAATTGAAAAATAATACTACTGGAAAATTTATTAAAAATGAAACGACGTCTAAGATTTTCCCCCCGCACGAAATAACTGGTGATTATATTGAGTTTTTACGTCTTATGCCGTCAAACACACCACTCCAGCTCGGTGAGCAAATTAGTCTTTCATGCCCCCTAACCTATGGAATAGCCAAAGAATCTGGGTGTTTTAAGCCAGTATCCGTTGCGACCTATGGTAATACATTGGACGAAGCAAAAGCTTCGTTATCGTGGAACGTTGAAGAGCAACGCCTATTAAATGAAGGGATTGATGATGATAAAATTATGTTGAAAAAACGCAATTGGTATTTACTAGAAGCGAAACGCCATTTTAAACCGAATAGTTTTGATTTTAAAGTAAAGAGTATTGGTGTCTATGAAAACGAGACGCTTATGAACAAAGCAGTCGCTATTTTAATGGATAAATTGAAAAAAACCTCTATCGCCATTAAAAGCAATGATGTTGCCGTTATTGAACTGAAAACGTCTATTTCATCCTTACCACATTCCTATGATGTAATTTTACATGGTGAAGATTATACTTTGGGAAAGGTACTTGAATATTACTCATTCGAACAGTATTGTGAAAAACAAGATACGTTTTCATTTATTGGTTTCAGAAAAGAACACCCTAGTGACTCGAAAAGTATTCTACGGTACGCATTTAGGGAAGCGTCTTCAAAAGAAGAGCTTGTGAAATTGATTGATAACGTCTGTAATTATGTCTTATCCATGCTTGAAAATATTAAATTTTAATAAATATATATGTAGCGACAATGGTGAAAACGACCTATATAATGAGAACAGGACGAAAAGGTTGCCAGACCAACACACGTTTAAAACCCCTCCATCCCTAAAATACTCAAAACATCTTCTAATAAGCCATCATGTTGGAAATATGTTTAATTTAAAGAGAAATATGTATATTTTTATTGACCGAAACACATCAATTCAAAATTCTTCACTACTTACTAAAACGGATACGCTCAATATCGTATCGAATGGTATAGTCAATCAACATCAAACAAAACCCAACTCGCTTATTTATGTAGGACAACTTGCTGGATGTTTTGGTCCTCCACATAGAGGACACTATGAATATATTAAAAAGGCCTGTTTGGATTACAACCTCAATTACTTATTTATAAAAACCAACAATAGAGAAAACCCAGCGTCATCACGCCACGGTATTCCATTGGTATTTTCAATAGAACAACTTTGTCAATTCGCGTCTTTAATTTCCAAAGAAACAGGGACTATGTTTTTTATTTCAAATGACGATATACCATGGGACATCGATAATACTATGGATAAATTATATTTAATAACAGGTATAGAATATGATAGTACCACCGATAGCTTTGGACCTATTATTGAACAAAAAAATGCGGTTGAAATTGAAGACCCATTGGTAAAACCATTTAGGAAATTTCTTTCCAAATTTGAGTGTTCAATCGAAGGAATCAAACAGACCAAGGTGGAAAATAGGGTTATTATTAGAGATAAAGCCGACCAGCTATCTTCCACAAAATTAGTAAAGTGTCTTATTAAAACCCCAAACGAAATTTGTTTTCATTTTTTACCACATGACTTCACATACGATATGAAAAAACACTATATAGATTCTACTATGGCTTATAAGACATTCTTTATTGGTGATAAAAATGATTCGTTTAATGTGTAGTATATATAAAACTTTTATCACAAAAATTACTAATGAGTTCAATAATGTATTATAGTAATTTTTGCGATAATTGTAAGAAATTAATCTCTATCATGTCCAAACAATTAGAGAGAAGGACTGTGACCAATATCCATTTTATAAATATAGACAAGCGAGTTCAAAATAATGGTAATTTATATGCTATATTGGATAATGGACAGCAATTTCACATACCAAAGGCGATCCAAAAAGTTCCAGCATTGGTAGTAATTAATGAAGGGAATAATATATTGTTTGGAAACGCAATCTATCAATATTATGGATTAAACCTAATGCTTAACAATCCTCAATCTAGAGAGCAGGTAGAAACGGCACATGACCCTCAACCTTTTACATTTGAAGGAGTCTCTGGATCAAGTATTGGTATTACCTCTGATAAATATAGTTTTGTTGATATATCAAACGAGGATATGTTGGCGGCGGGTGATGGTGGTATTAACCAACTACATACCTATATAACATTAAACGATTATGAGAACGGAGCCTTGAGAATTGAAGCCCCCGAGGATGACGGAAACGATTCGTCACCCAACATTTCTCTCAATGATTTGAGAGAACAGCGAGAAAAAGATATATTAATGGCAAAACCATCAGCCGACCAAATGGTTCTTCCGTCTTATGGATAATTATAAAATTCGTATAATAAAGGTTAAAGAAATACTTATATGTTATAATTAATGTCGAATAAAACAGTTATTATGAGAGCCTTTAACCAACATTTTAAGGATTTCTCGGATGATATTCAGCAAATATTCCCCAATGATCTTAAAATTCGGACTTTTAAAAATTCATTAACTAGCTTTATCAAAATGAACCCTAAAAAGGCTATAGAGCTTTGGTATACACGTTTAACATTGAAATATAATGAGCGTATTCAAAACGAAGATATTGATTTTTTTATGACCAAAGATTACAGTGATGATGTTAAAAGTATCAAAGGTACAGGATTGACAATAGACAGCGATATTATTGAACAGTTGAGAGAACCCATTAAAAATATGAATGATGAAAATAAAAAGAAAGCTATTAAATATCTCAAGGAGATGACTCAATTATCAACATTATATTTCACATAAATAGTGTATTTACAATTCCACTTCAACTGCTTCAAATAACCGTTTAAGCTCGTCAGAAATCTCCAAAATATCTTCATCGTACCACAATTTATAAAAACACCGAAGACATACCAAGACATCGTTAAACGCATTATGTAGGTTGGTTAAGTTTGTATTAAACAAGTGTTTATGGAGTTCATATTGTCGGGGATATTTAAAATATTTTTTACCACTATTTCTATTGACAGATTCGATACGACAGATATCGACCGAGCTTTTCATAGTACAGTAATGAGTGATTTCGCTATTGATTTGAATCCATTGCCTTTGGATATGTTTGTTTCTCATAAGTAATTGTCGCATTACCTCGACGTTAATCATATTCCAATCAAACTCAATATTATGTGCAACAAGCATGTCGCACGATTGAAGGGCATAAAGGAAAGAATTGAGAGCATTGACAATTGGAACTCCATCCATCTTAGACGCGTCATTGGTAATACCGTGTATTTTTGTCGATGATTCTGGGATAACAATGCCATATTCAGAGACGTTGATAATCAAGTCTTGTTTAATAAGAATTTCATGTTTGTCAGTATCGTATAGTATAAAACCCAACTGAACAACATATGGCCAGTTATTAACAGTGAAGATAGTAGGGGATTTTCTTGGAGGGATTCCGGTCGTTTCAGTGTCAAAGCATAGAATTCTCATTTTCTGTCGATATTAGTTAGTATCGTCGTAATTGATTAATTTAAACTGATTAATTATCAAATCAATTTAAATTAAAATAGAACTTCGTATAACATTATACTGTTTATGTGATGTAAAATTATAAATTTGTTTGGAATGAATAAAAACTCTTGGTAGTGTGTGTATCGATAAAATCAAAAACGATTATGTTATTATTAACATCGATTTTTAAATACATATTTTTATCGCTATTGGAAATAATAATATTTTGGTTATAAAGAGTGTCTTTGGTATTAGACGCAACTGGGTAGGTATCGACAAACGACCCGCATATTAACATATTAAAATGGATCGTAGGGTCGCTGTTTATACTCTTATAACAATCAAGAGTTTCATTAATAAATACATTATCATCGTATAATGTCATTGATTGATTTTTAATCAAATCAAACAATTCTTGCTCATTATAATATAAATGTTGATTACCATGGTCGTGTCCCGAAACATAATATTCAATAGAATGTTTTAATAACAATGGACCAAGATGTTTCAAAACGCAATTATTAGCATTGTTATATTTATATGTACCATACGATTGCATTGGATAGTGACCTACAAACATACATTTTTTACCGTTGGCAATAGAGTTGAAAACAGCCGCGTCAATGGCTTTTAGAATTTTGTGGCGGTGGTTAAATAGTGTTATAAGATGTTTCGTTATCCAATCCCAATCCCAATTCCAATCGAATTTATCTCGTATTTTATCATTTTCAACCATGAACGCTTTATGCTCCTCTGGATATAATTTAGTATAGACATTGAAGTGATCTGTATATGATATGTAGTCGATTACTGTCGTATCAATCATATATATATCAAGATTACCATGTGAAACAATATAATAATCAGGCTGGCAGTTAAAAAAATTATTTTTAAACTGTAAATCGATATTACCAGCGTAGTCATGATTACCAAGCACCGCGTGTATTTTATTAGGAGGTAGAAATTCAAACAATTCGCCGAACCGCGTTAATTTTATATCATTAGCGTGATCAATTCCATCTGGATAAAAATTATCACCACCCAATAACAAAATGGTATCGTCTTTTTGCTGTTGCTCGACATCATTTTTTAGTTTTTCTAAATTTCTCTCTAAAAGTTTTCCTTTGGTATCACAGTGGAAAAAACCAAAATCGCTGATAAAATAAATCATACGTGCTTATATATCAGCCGTTTAGGCTTTATATGTATTGATTCATTATTATCTTATGGCTTGTTTTCTCTCAATATATTATCTATGGTGAAAACTGTTAAGAGAAAGCGTCGTCGCCATGAGCTTACTAATGTCGTCCGTAAAAAACATAATTACACGTCAAAATTCTCAAATACTTATTATTCAAGTGGTGACGGTATGCTGACTACTGTCTGGGGGCCACCAAAATGGCACTATTTACACACATTGAGTTTTAATTATCCCGTTAAACCTAGTACCAATGATAAAAAATACTACAAACAGGCTATTACAGTCCTTCAATATACATTACCATGTAAATACTGTCGTATTAATTTTAAACAAAATTTGAAGGTATTACCCATAACAAAAAAAGTCATGGAAAATCGCAATACCTTTTCTAAATATATATATGATTTACATAATCTTGTTAACAAAATGCTTGGTAAATCTACATATTTAACTTATGAGGAAGTAAGAGACAGATATGAGAATTTTAGAGCTCGATGTTCTAAAAAGGAAGTAGATGCTAAAACAATATTATTAAAAGAGAAAGGCTGTACTCAACCATTGTATGGAGAGAAATCAAAATGTATTATTAAAATTGTTCCACAGAATGACAAAGGTGAATCGTTTAGTATGGACCATAAATGTATAAGGCGACATTAAAAGATGATGTAAAAAATATGGTTAAAACTGGCTAAAATCGTTTAATAATGGCATGGGAAACACACTTTGGTTTGTAGAATTATAATTTGGAACTTTTTTACATTCAAATGATGGTTCTGGACAGCGAGCACAAGGAGGACAAGCCGTACATTTTTTACTCGTATTATCACCATTATTGATAACATCAGGACATTTAGGACATACCGGAGGGACAATTTGCGTTTTTAGAATATACAAATCCTCGTCACCATCGGGAATTTGAGAGCGTGATATACCGGATACTGGATTATATAAATTACCAATAGGCAAGCCAGTACCTGGTTCTATAGTGTCATTCGGTATAGTTTCTTGGGATTCCATACCTTCTCTATACCATAATGAACTAGTATAGGTTGAAACACCAGCGTTAAATATAATAAACAATAGAATTATATATATTAATCCATTTTTGCCGAATATTGTTTTTGTCGATTTAACAAAGTATCTCAACATTATATATAATAACTATAAAATATAATGTTGTTATAATAGTTCGTTATTAGTTTTTTTTAATTTTGATTCTTACCTTTCGTTTTTTGGTACGTTGGTGGTTATTCTGTCGACTACTACCATTAATAATCCCACGTTTTTTCAATTTTTTAGCCGTTATACCCCGCTTGGCTATACAGCGATTGGTTAAGGGGTTGAGAACCTGAGTCGAAAGGCATTGTTTTACAGATGGCAATGTGCTGCTACCATTAATAATCCCACGTTTTTTCAATGTTTTAGCCGTTATACCCCGCTTGGATATACAGCGATTGGTTAAGGGGTTGAGAACCTGAGTCGAAAGGCATTGTTTTACAGATGGCAATGTGCTGCTACCATTAATAATCCCACGTTTTTTCAATGTTTTAGCCGTTATACCCCGCTTGGATATATACCGTCCAGTGATTGGATTAAGTATTTTAACAACAGGTGTATGTGCCTTTGGGTTAATAGTAATACCATGAATAGATGGAAGTATTGAGTCATCTGAACTGTCACTCAATACAATGATATCCATTGGGGGTGTGGCGTTTTTATTTAAGAAGGGGTGTTCTGGTAAGTTATATTTAGCAACAAGCGGGTTGTAAATCGTATCTATGTATATTTCCAAAGCCTCTTTTGATGAAATACGGTTGGGAAACGAAGGTACATTCATTTTTAGTAAAAGAGAGTAAAAATGTGAAATAATAGGTGATATATTAAACAATGATGTTCTAAACGACTCGCGTTTATTTTGATCCTCATATGAAACTGGTATTAAATAATCTGATGTATAATTAAGTTGTTTTACCATTGTTTTTAAAATCTCAATCATAACCAAACTCACACTAAATGTATTTAGTTTTTGCAATATAGACGTCTGTATATGTATTTTTATATAGTCTCTCGATATATTTTGTCGTAATAATTCCCGTATATCAAGAACATAATCGTATATCATTTTATTACTAGTATCGTAATTAAAATCAATACCATAAGGACCATAAAACTTGATATCAACAACCGTATTATCGTACCTGAAATCATCTCTATAACCCCGCAGACGATCTCTAAACACATCGTTTAATTCGTAGAATTTATCAGTAATACCGGCATCAACCTTGTTTAAAATATCGTCTAATTTGAGATTGCTTTTAGCAATTGAAAGTAGTGGATTGTAAAAATCAATAATCATATCTGGATCGTCCAGGTCTAAAAACGCACGTTCGATAGGATTAACCCAGTAATCTATACCCCAATCCAAATTTTTTATTAAAAAATCGTCATAGTACCCTGAAAAACCAAAATCGATATAATTAAACCGGTTAGTTTCTTCTTTATAAACGATATTAGCTGTTTTAATATCAAAATGACCAATATCTTCTTTAGTCATCTCATTTAATCCATATATAAGCCGAGTAAAATCGTATAACATCATTTCACAACGTTTAATATTGTTTAAAACAGTTGTTTTTTTCAAATAATCATCCAACCCGACACCTCCGTCTTCTATATGAATTAATCTATAATCTTGTTGAAGCCTGTTCTTATTATAAATAAGACTTAAATCGTCACCGTGTAAAATACATTTTTTTAATTTGTTATCTTCACTGACAGATGGTTCTTCTGGTACGCATTCGTCGCCTATTTTTAAATGATAGTAAAATTTGGGATCTAAATTATCAAACATTTTTTGTTCTATGACTTCATTCTGAGCATTTTCCAATGTGGTAATTTTAGTTAAAAATCCTTTCTTTCTTTTTTTAGCACCTTTACATTTAAGCGCTGGTTTATATACACAACCAAATGAGCCTTTAGCAAGCATTTTTCCACCAACCTTGGTCATTTATAGTATATATATATTATTTAAATTGAAGCTTATGATACTGGAGTATAAGTTTCAAATTAACATTCAGTTCAGGCTTATATTCATTTTCATAATGAACCAAATTATTAGCAACACAGACCTTGGATTATCATTTGATATTATTAGTATTGAAGGAAATATTGGGTCTGGTAAATCTACACTTATTAACTTATTGAAACATGTGTATACACATGTTAATAATTCACAATATCACGTCCAATATCATTTTGTCGATGAACCTGTGTCGGAATGGGAGTCTATTGTCGATAAAACCAATGGTGATAAAAATATTCTCCAATTGTTTTATGAAAATCAAGAAAAATATAGCTTTGTATTTCAAATTACCGCTTATATTACTAGACTGTCCAATTTAAAGAAGAAAATAGATTCTATTGTGGATAAACGACGTCTTTGTTGTTTAGAAAAGAAATCTGTTTTAAAGGAACGACATGTTATTATTACAGAGCGGTCGCTTCAAACAGACCGCCATGTTTTTGCCCAGATGCTTTACGATGATGGGAAAATAAATGAGATTGAATGGGTGTCTTATAATCACTGGTTTGACGCTTTTTCTAAAGAGTATGGTACTGGAAAAATTATTTATGTGAATGTTTCTCCAACGGTATCTTATACACGCACTAAAAAGAGAGATCGTGGTGGAGAAGAAAGTATCCCACTTGGTTATTTAAAAAGATGTTTTGACTATCATGAACAATGGATTTCTACGTTTGATCCATGCAACGTCATGACATTTGACGCATCTGTAAACATTGACGTTGTTCAGATGACTCATTATGGTTATATTAAACCAGTGGTTGAGTTTATTAAATAACAGTTAGGAACGATATGATTAAATATGTCGGTTAGTTATAATATTTAATTCTATTAATTTATTAGATTACTTTTTATTTTATATGTAAATTGAAAAGTAATCTAGTGTAAATATTGTTATTTATAATATTATGGATAAACGAAAATCATTGCTATCGTTAAATTGTGGAACGACTTATCCGTTTGAAATAGGGGTTGATGAGGTAGGTCGCGGTCCATTATTCGGTAGAGTTTATGCGGCAGCAGTCGTCTTGCCATCAGAAACAACAATGCCTCCATTATTTGACATATCTCTAATAAAAGACAGTAAGAAATTTACAAGCGCTAAAAAAATATACAAAGTGTATGAACATATAAAAGAACATGCTATTGCGTATCATGTTTCGTATTGCGACGAAACTATAGTAGATACCATAAACATTCGTAGGGCTACTCATAAAGCAATGCATGATGCTATTAAACATGTCATACACCAGTTAAATTCAAGTGTTTCAAATACTTATTCGACTAGCGACTATCTTTTATGTATCGACGGTAATGATTTTACTCCCTATATACAATTTAACCAACATACAGAGTTTATTGAACAATTTCCACATCGGTGTATTACTAGTGGAGACAATATTTATGCACATATTGCCGCAGCGTCTATTTTAGCAAAAGTAGAACGGGATGCTTATATTGAAGCATTATGTATAGAACACCCATACCTTGACGAGAGATATAGCATTGCATCCAATAAGGGTTATGGGGCCCAAAAACATATGGATGGAATACGCGCCCATGGTATTTCTCAATGGCATAGAAAATCCTTTGGAATATGTAAAACATACAGTTAGGACATTATACAATTCGTTAAACTGTTATTATAAAAATAACATTATAACAATATAACAATGTTTAAGCTAAAAACCATAACGTCTAAACTACCAACATTATCGTTTAATGTGTTTAAAAGCAAAGCATTTTTATTGATATTGGTCGCAGCCCTACTAATTGGTATATCGGTTTTTATGGTTAATAAGTATTTTTATAAAAAAATAAACCCCGATTACGTTAATAATAGTGAATTTGTAGGTAAAAGTGGAGAATCAATAGAAGATAAAGAAGCTACATTAATTATGTTTCATGTTAATTGGTGTATGTATTGTAAAAAAGCAATGCCTGAGTGGCTCAACTTTAAAAAAGACTATAATGGAAAGGCTACCAATGGATACAAAGTAATATTAAAAGAGTATGAATGTTCTGACGAGGACAATGAGGAAATCGCTGAATTAATGGATAAATACACTGTGGAAGGATTCCCAACGATCATATTAGTTAAGGACGGTAGTCATGAAAAATTTGAAGCCAAACCTACTTATGATACACTAGAGGAGTTTATTAAAACTATGTAATATCGCTATGTATTTCATTGTCACCGCGTTTTTTAAGAAATGCAGAAACTTGGTTTTTACTAACTTCACCCATCGCCCGTTCTCTCATTGTAATATCTTTTAATAGCAAATTCCAATCGAGTTCGTCACCATTTAATGTAATAGCGAAATTATTATTTATAAAAGGTAGTAAATTAGCCAAGGTATGTTTTTCTGAACCTAATATCATTTTTACTAATAAAATTTTAATATATTTAATAAAACTGTCATTTTCATATAACATTAATTTCTGGTCATATTTAGCATAATGTAAGCAAAATATTTCGTTTTTACAATTGTCAAGTTTGTCGTTAGAACCATCGTGTTCCGTAAATTGAAATTTGTTAAAATCTTTTTCATAATATCTCTCAATACACGCTCCAAGAGGGACATTACAGAATAATCCTCCATCAATTAGACATGTTTTAGTTGTATCCTCTTTGGTTAGGCATAAATAATGCGGTTCAAAAAGGATAGGATGTGCACATGAGGCATATATAGCGTCTTTTAAAGTTATGTAAGGATAGTCTATATGGTTAAAATCAATTATATCAAAAGTATTTAGATTAGAACTATAAATATGTAGATTAATACCCGTCTTTAAATTAACATCTGCAAGGCATATGTCCAAATCCCAATTTAATGTTTTTAATAACGGATCAATAAAAAAATCAATTTGGTTTTTATTAAATACCCCTTGTTTTGAATTTAATCGAAACATCGTGTCTATTTTTAACGAAAAATACTTATTATATGGGAAATTAGTCAAATAATCGCATACATTATTCATATCTAGTTTGGAAGCCAATAGAAAAGCAATGATAGAACCTGACGACGTTCCGTGAATACTTTCAATAGACTCTATAGAAAGTCGGCGTCGTTTCACGAGTTCTCTGAAAACCCCAAACCCATATATAAAAAGAGGACCACCCCCAGAAATTACAATATGTTTTAATTGATTCATATCTAATTTAGACTAATATTAAAAAACTTATTTCATTGTATATATCAATGAGTTATCATATTTTTAATTTAAAACAATTGGATGAAATAGACGACTTCAATGAGAAGTTGGATCTAGATGAATTGTATCAGGAAAAAATAAAATCCGAGAGAATGAAACTGGATGTTTATAATAGAATGTTGGCCAGAGTACATAAAAAAATTAAACTTACTTCTAGACAAAAAGTCGATGACCAATTCTGTTGTTTTATCGTTCCTGAAATGATGATTGGTGTGCCTAAATATAACCAAGAGGCATGTATTAATTACATAATGGAGAAGTTGCATATTAATAATTTTATTATTAAATACATACATCCGAATTGTTTGTTTATCAGTTGGAAACATTGGATACCTAATTATGTAAGAGACCAATTTAAGAAAAAAACTGGAATAACTATTGATGGGAATGGATGTGTTATTGATAAAAATAAAAATAACCCTGTTATGAAAATGTTAGGTTACGAGAACGATACAAAACATAGCATTAGCCCAACAGAGACGAGATTTAAAAATACAGACGACTATAAGGAAAGTGGTAAGCTAATCTATACTGATGCTCTGCTTGGTAAATTACAGCGTATTGTCGATACAACGAGAGAAAATAAGAAGAAATAACGTCTATTTTGAAAATAATAATAACATAACATTACAGAATACAATCGATGGGGTTGAATTTTTCAATTCAAAAAATGAGCGCTTGTGACGTAAAATACATACAACAATCATTACCTGGTAAATACATACTTATTACTACTATTACGGATAACCTAAAAACAGTTCCTTTAATTAAGGGAACATTAACAGCGCATGAAGAAGAGACTAAAATAAACCAGATTATTAACCATAATGACACTACAAACATAGTTATATATGGTAGGAACAACCAAGACATGAGTGTTATAACTAAATATAAACAGTTGTTAAAATTAGGCATCACTAATGTGTATGTTTATATTGGAGGGCTATTTGAGTGGTTATTATTAAATAAATGCTATCCTCAATTGTTTCATATTGAATCTATACCAGCATCCTATAATGAATGGTTATTTCACCCCCCTGCAAATAATGTATTAATGAAAGGCGTTTAAATATACAACACAGTATTATAGTATTAAAGATAAAAACTGGCAACCCAATCATCAACAACAATGCCCATTTTAGACGAGACTAATACGAATCATAATCAAATAATTTTCGGACAGACTAAACTGTCTAAAAATGAATGGGAACATATTGAAGTTCCTATTGAAGAAAAAGAACATATTATTTTGGATTTTATCAAAAAGGGATTTAAAGATCCATCCATCGTTGAGGAACCGTACCTCTATTTACTAGACTATCTTAAATTATCTATACAATCCGGTGATAAATCGTCTTATATAGACTATTGCATTAAAGAATATTTAACCGATTATATAACAGAATCATTAATGTTGTTTGATATGTATCAATTTAATATGTGTTCTGAAAATCACATAAGTCATGTTGTATTGGATGCTATTTTTCCAATGTTTAATATTAACCCATCAACATTCAGTTTAACTTCAATCGCTAAAAAATCCAATGTAATAAAAAAAAAAGATATTATTAGAATTAACAATACCTTTTGTAAATCCAAAAAATTCATTAATAATGATAAAATTTTTGAATTTGTATGTTTAAAACAATTAATCAATATTCTATCATTTATATTCGAGGATATTTCTATCGCTAAACAATCTATGGATAAATTAACTTTGTCGCCACCTCAAGTTAGCACGAAATATTACAAAAAAACTAAAACAAATTATAGAACATTAGAAGCGTTTAATAGTTATGTTATCGATAGGTTGTACGCTCTAAATAAAATGATTGATGGAATGATTGAAACAAATACTATATATGAAAATCCAATTTTAAACTTTGTAAAAACAATATTTGTAGCATTAGTCCAAAATATAACCACACATCTAGCGTTAGAGACGATTGATAGTTGGATTGAAAATAATGCTATGTTGAATAAATACAACACACTCCGTCTATACGATCACCAAAAACAGATATTTACACTATTCAACAGTCCTCAAAAAAAACCAAAGTTTGTATATTACTGCGCTCCAACTGGAACAGGTAAAACACTTACTCCTATCGCGTTGGCGACGAAGTTCAAGATTATTTTTTTATGTGCTGCGAGACATATTGGATTATCGTTTGCCCGTAACGCCATTTCTTGTGGATTTAAAATTGCACTGGCGTTTAATTGTAGCGATTCTGAAGATATACGATTACATTATTCTTCTGCTAAAAAATTTACTAAAAATTATAAATCTGGTGGTATTTATAAAGTAGATAATACTGTTGGTGATAAAGTTGAAATCATTATTAGTGACCTAAAATCTTATCCATACGCCTGTTATTATATGTCTGCTTTTAATGATATAAAAGACGTGATTACTTTTTGGGATGAACCAACGATATCGCTTGATTACAATACACATGAACTACACTCTATTATTCATAAAAATTGGAACGATAACATCATACCTAACATGGTTCTTTCTTCAGCGACATTACCCAATCACGATATGGTTCTCAATGTAGCTAAACAATTCTCGGATAAATTTGATACCACAATAGCATATATTAAAACACATGACTATAAAAAAACTATTAGTATTTACGATACACATTCGCGGATATCTACACCTCATTTGCTTTTGAAGGAAAACAACGCTTCTTTTGAAGAATTCCAACGCGTTGTTCATTCCATCAACAATGATAATACATTAATGCGGTATTTGGATATTGACTCTTGTGTTAAATTTATAATTTATATTATGAAACGGTTGGATATAGCGACACCTATCATTGAAGATAATAAGTGGTACAAATTAACACCACAGCTAATTAAACAGCTTTATTTAACAACCATGCTGAACATTGATATGGATTTATGGAAAGTGGTATGTAATGACAACTCTATTTTTCATACAACTGTCGATAAAAAATACGATAGTACGATTCGTTTTATGACTCAGGACGCTTATACATTAACCAATGGAGCCAGTATATTCTTAACTAACAATATATTTAAAATAGCGACATTTTGTTTTCAACAAATGAGTATCAGTAAGGATCATTTAACATACCTTTACGATGTGGTTGATCATAATAACAGATTATCTAATAAAATTAAAATTATAGAAAAACAAATTGAAGATGAAGAGTCCAAATTGAATTTGGATACTAAAGAACGAAAAATATGTAAAACAACGGAAGATAATGAAGCCAGTTCTAAAGTTAGACATCTACGTGATAAATGCGACGTGCTTTATAGGATGATGAAAAAAACCCAATTGCCTAATGTGTATATGCCGAATTCGTACGACCATATAAAAAAACACCATCTAAGCTTACCAGTTCCAAGCGACATTAACACAATACCATTTCAGTCCAGTCTATCAGACGATGATGTTATGAAAGTATTAGCGTTGCCTAATATATTGGATTCTTGGAAACTACTTCTTATGTGCGGGGTTGGTATTGTTAGTGATACGTTATGTAATGAGTATAATATTCTTATTAATGAATTTGCAGCGTCTCAAAAATTATATATGTTGATTGCATCAAGTGATTATATTTATGGAACAAACTATACGTTCCATCATGGCTATATTGGTAAAGACATGCAATGTTGTAGCCGACAGAAATTGATTCAAGCTATCGGTCGTATTGGTCGCGGGGTAACCAATCAACATTATAGTATTAGAATGCGGGACGATGCGATTATATCAATGTTGTTTGATGATACGACGAATAACAGTATTGAGGCAGAAAACATGAACCGCTTATTTTGTTATACTAACCAAAATGAGACGTTTGACGATACTGGTAATATGGATAACAATAATATGGAAGTAGTAGAACAATTGGAAAAAGCTATTGATACTGCCTTTAAGGAAGGATGGGTTGTAGAGAAAATACAACCATTACTTAATACAGTTATTGTATGCGCCGAAGACAACCATGTTGTTGTGGATGATTGGGAGACACTGGTTGATTAAACAAGTCGTAATAACAAGTTGTTAATATATATTCATTATTATACTATTAAATTGAATAATGAAAAAGTATAATAAATATCATTAAACAAACGATACTATGGATTGCTGCAGTGGTATTTCCAATAAAAACCATTGCTGCCACTGTTATTCGAATACTTATTTAGACAACGATACCTTTCTATGCTTTCCGGCTACCAATTGCACATGTCTTTCTTGTGAAGAATGGCTTGATAATGAAGATAGTGAGCATTCTTCTCATTCGTGCTGTAGCTCTTCAGGAGAACCTTGTTGCCACGACTGTGCGGTATTCTTTTGCCCATGCGCGGTTTTATTGGACGCTATATTACTTCCATTTCGGTATTTAATGGCGACCAAGACTGTGGTCGAAAAAACACCTCCTTCAACTGGTGGGACTGATGTTGATGATATTGTAAAGAGCGATGTGTAAGTAAACGTCTTGAGTATGAATGAATGATTATAATATGTTTAATACTCTGCTGTATAGATTTTTATTTTCTTTATATTGTTATTAAATTTAAAAACGTTTATTATTACTAACTATAATGAATTGATGTTATTACTCATCTAATTAAACCTCGTTATACAATAAATTCATGTTAATGAATGGGTTGGTTGTGAAATTGATCATATATTGAATATTAATAAATATATTGGTTTTTATAATAGAGTTGAACGAAACTGCAATCCAACCAATACATCACATTTAAAATACCAGTGATTTAAAGGACAAATAATGAATGGAAAGAGAATGACGCAAGTGTATTTATTTAAACAATATATACTAAATTCAAAACGAGTGTTTAATGTACATATTTTCAAAAACATAAACTAAAGACGATTTTATTAGTTAAGAAAAATAATCCATTAACTTATTCACCATATATGTGAAAATGAAGCGTATAAAAGAAATCATTCAAAATAAATGTAAATTATATTATTAATTACTCGTTTTATATTTATTAATAAAACATACATTTTATTTATCTTTCTCTAGTACTTCATTAATTCCATCATTATAGTCTTCTTTGGGTTTTAGTTTAATATCACAAGTCCCACAATGGTCATTGTTCGCCCAATAAACTTTACTGCTAATTATACTTTTATTATATTCAGGCTTCCATCGTCCCAATAATATTGTATTTTTAGGCTGAAATAGCTTGGTAATCATACTAAAATATTTATGCATACTTGCGGTTATATTGCGGTTTGGGTTATTTAACATTATAGAATCAATTTATTTTTAAATAATACATTTATTAAAAATAAATTACTTTTGTCCATTCTCTCAAAACATCTACTTAATATAATTATTTAAAATCTAAATATCTGATATATTATATAAACATATTTTTTAGAAAAATAATATTGGATTGCGGGATTTTATATAGCTTTTGTGTAGTGACATTTATATTATAAGTATTTAAAATATAAATTGAAATACTTATAGAAATGAATATACTACAATATCTCATAATGGCATCAAAAAACGATGATTTAATACAATTAGAACAGTATGTTAAAAATATTACCCTGTTGCAAAAGGGGCACATTTTACAACAATTATAGATATTATTTATATGTCAGCATTACGCAATAATATTACTATTTCAGATTTACTTAGTGACATTTATAAAGGAATACTTCATATAGATTTATTTAATAAATCAAATAGTGGTAATATTTATAAATTTATAAAAAATCCAAAATACAAATTGTTTGCTGAGAGAATTAAAGACATAACGGTTGGTTCAAATGGTGGTATGGCAAATATTGGTAAAGGAGAATGGCTTATAAGTATTGGGTGTGGTATAAATCCAAATACGGATAAACCTTATGTAAATATTATTAAAAATGGACTAGGTGATCTTCAATATCTTGATAAAACTGAAGAAGTAAAATGGAATGGTGGAAAGGTTTGTATTGGAAAAGCAGGAAACCAAGTTAATAAAAAATTCAATACATTGATTGACATTTCAGACAAAAAATGGGTAGTAAAATACTGACCTATTCCACGAATTGTTTTCATATTGTTATTATAAATATAAATTCGTTTATTGGAAATCAATTTATATTTATAATATTATTCTCATCCATATATTCTATTTTTCTTTTATTATACTGACAAAGTCTTTTAAATTTTTCATAATTATCGTATTGGGATTTTAGGAAAAAACTTTCAAACAACGTTCGTATGTATATTTCAGTAGTTATATACTACTATTACTAAATATTTTATGCTGAAAATATAATTTACTTGAAATGAAAGTCAGTATTTTAAATTTCCAAATGTGTAAAACGATTTAATAAATATTATAATTAACAATATCTATTACAGTTTTTTAATTGAATTACTTTGTTTTTTGCGAGTTTTTTTACCACTTTTACCACTTTTACCACAGATAGCGTTTGTTGTACCTAATTTATATTTTTTATCTAAATATGCCATATCGTCGGTTATTGTTTTACAAGCTTCTACATCAGATTTTCGTCGATATATACGCAACATATTTAATCGTCCTTTTTTAGCAATAGCCGCATTTTTAAGAGTGATATTACGTTTTTTCATCTCACTAACAACACCTTCATTTAAAGCTTTACGACGTTGTCGTTTTGTACCATTCAGTTTATAAGAATGTTTGTTTTTCTTTTTGGTGCTTGGTTTGAGCCGAGGTAGCACCACCTGTCCACCTGATTGAGACACCATCATTGTTTTTAATCCCTGGAGATCTTGAGATAAATTGATTGCTTGACTATCGACCTGTGTCTTTAACTCTTGGAGTTCCCTTTTTAATTCCATATCGAGAGAACCAAATGAATCATTTAATAATACCATCAACTCATAATAGGTCATGGTTCGCTTCTCTTTTTTCTTTTCTAATTTAGCAGTTTCTCTCGTTATTGAACGCTCAATACTCTTCTTGGCTGATTCGGTCGTTTTTTCAAACGACTCTTTATAATTACTGTCTTTATGAAATTTTGTAAATAAATTTTTATAAACCTTACTTCTTTTTTTCATCGCTTTTAAATCCCCATTTGAATTCATAAACGCCTCTTTCTCTCGTTGATACTGTTCTAATTCGCTTAATTTATCATTGAGATTTTCCTGTAGCAATGCGAGGCGGGCTTCCAATTCAGCGATATCGGTTAGTTTATCGACGTCAGAACTTCCACTAGACTTACCTCGTGACTGTCGAGTTTGTGTTTGCCCGGTCTTTTTAAAAGCGAAGTTAAGTTGAGAACATATGTTCTTTGCTATCGAAGAATTAACACCACCTTTTATTAAAACGTTAAATAAATAAAAATTACTTGGATTAGGAGGTTTAGAAACAGTATATTCAATGGCTTTGGACATTGTGTTAATATCCTTGTTTTCAATTGCTTCGATAAAAATAGACAATATCTTTTTTAATTCTATAAACTCTTGGTAGTTTTGTTTAATTAATTCATTATATTTTACCCGTGACGCTTCAAAAAAAGAGTTAAATTCAGGTGCTAAAAACGCGAGTGATATATTGAAATTATCATATATTAATGACATTGACGTCTTGTATTTTTGTACTATTAAATCCACTTTATCAGTAAATCCCTTTATATTATCTGTTTTAAAATTGCGTATAATTTTAGAAAAATTACATGATGCTAATATCTGGAAAGTGCTGTTTTTATTTATAGATTGTATATTATCCGTTATTTTATCTAGAAGTGTGTTATCCATCGTATTTGAGGGGTCGTCTTTATTAATAATGAGTTTGAATGTTTCCAATATGCGACCTATCATAGTTGTCATGTTTCTAAATGTGCTATCAATGCTACTTGAAGGTGATTCTAAACCACCTGGTGCCAATAAAGAAAGACACATAGGTTCTAAACCTAATATATTGATTTTTTCATTATCTGAAAACATACTTATAATGCTAGTAAAAGAGACAAAAAGATTATGTATATTTTTTTGTTCTACAGTAAATTTGTTAAAAAGAACGTCAATAGTATCGTTTCCACCATATAATAGTTCTACAGACTTTTCAAACTCTATAATAATACTATCCGTATCTTCTAACTTAAAAAAAGTAGTTTCTTTATTAGCTGAAGGTGGTGCTAAAATAACATGATATGATTTAAGATCATTGATAGACTTGTTGAGAGAAACAACAATATCATTTAAGGACTGGACGCCTAAATTATGTATAATTGCTGTGGAGTGTGATAATATTTCTTTACCATCTGATTGTGTTTTACTTTTAATACCAGTTAAAGACTCTAATGCTATTTTTTCTTGAGTACTGTCAAAAAAAGCCTTGTATTTTCTAAACAATGTGGAATGTGGTCGGATTCCTGTACCGTTAATCAAAAATGGAGTGTTATAAAACAATGATTCACCTGCGACGTTTTTGTCACTGGACGAAATATAGACACTGACATCGGTTGTTTTACCTTCTGATTTAAACGAGTCTTTTATAAGTGTATCCATTTTATTAACATATTTTACCTGTATAGAGTCTCCGAGTGATTTCATACTAATTATTATCTGTGTAAATAACCAATCGCGTTCTTGACCTTGTAAAGTCGATGCATAAGCGCTTTTTTCTATAATATATTCAGCAAAATTAAACATTCTTAAATAAGATTCTTTCTCTTCAGGTTTATCGCTACCCATTGTCGCTATGACGCTACTAAATGTTTTAAGGTCGGATGAAATTGGATTACCAGTTCTTTTAGAACTTGAAAATATTTTTTTTAAAACCGACATAACTTTATTTTCTTTTGAATTAAACAATTTGAATAAATCGGCGATGTTTTTTATAGTAAGGTCTTTTATTTTAAGCGATAATGATGTTTCTGGTTTTTTATGGAGGGTTCCCGGAAAGCCTGTAAGAAATTCTATACCATCATAGGCGTCGCGTGCTTTATTTTTTGTAAAAATCACTCTCATATATGACTGTTCAATACCTTCATCCACGTCCATACCTGGAACAACAGTTGCGTTGACCAAATAGTCCCGTTCAGACTTGGAAATTAGACTCGATGTCATATACGAGCCATCGGAGACACTAATAAAATCTGGTTTTTCTACACCAAAATATCCCATAAACTCATTTAAACACTCGGCCATAATCATACGTGCAGATATTGATTGTACGGCACTGATATCTTGTAAAAATTGGATACGGTTTTTAATGTCTGTGTTATCGACATTCCTAAAGGTGGTTATTGGAATTGCTCCTGTTGTTGCCGGATCAATGAGCCCAGCAGCATAGCTCAGTACTTTACGGTTTGATTTTCCTTCAAATTCCGTGGTCTGATTTTTTGTATAAATACCTTCGGGGGCCATTTTAATACCAACAATGGGCATTAATCGCCTAAACGAAGTGGGGTTGTCTTGGAAATATGTATTTAACTGGTTAATATCTAATGATTGTTCAACCTTGTCTATTGTAGTTGATAATTTAGAATAAAAATAGCGGCTATTAACACCATCGTCACTACTTCCACTAGAAGAACCGTCATCGGCTTTTTCAAATTCAAATACTAATCCCTGTTGTTTAAGCGTCTCTATTTTAACGTCATCGTATTTTTCAAATAAACCTTTGGTTTTACTGCGGGGAATTTTTATAGCTTTGATTATATTCAGATTTTCAAGACCACATGTATCCGTTATAAATTTTAACATTGAAGTATAATATGACCATTCTGTCTCCGTCAGTATTTCATTATCGTTATTGACAAGAGCGTTGGTCATGATATTGTCGGCTAATTCTATAACATTGGTAGTAGTAGTATCATTAATATTGTTTGTGGTTAATTCCTGTTTAAACTGTGTAATTAGTTTATCAATATTATAAATATATTTAGACTCAATGTCTTTCATATACCCTCCTAATATAGGACTTTTATCAAAGTCGTGTTTTAATTCATCCAATGTTTTTACTAGTCCTATGATATGGTTTAAAGGATTGTGTTGGTCGGTATATACTCCGTTGCAAATATCAATTGCACCTCCCCGTTGTCGCACATTGACAAATGACGACCGAGGTGTAATACGCTGCATAGTACTCAACTCTTTCGATAAATTAGTTGTTTTAAGATTATTAGATTGTAGGATAGATGAAGGCTTAACGCGTTTAAATTTGGAAGTGGTTGGTCTATTTATATCACCAGGAAGCTTTCTTCTATTTTCTTTATCATATGTGTTTTTTAATGTATAAGACTTTGTATTCAATGTCGGATTACGTTGGATTTTTCTCGTATTAAATAAAGACTGTAATACTGTAGTAGAGCGTAATTGAGGTGTCTTGTTGGATATAGTTTCGTCATTACCAGTTAGTCCTGTAAAATCACCGGATAAATGTTTAACAACATTGTCGTTCATTTCAGATGTACAATACAGGATATAATTCGTTAAAATATGCTCAAACGCCGTCTCTGAACTATTTGATAGTATATCTTTTAATACAGACGAATCCATTAATTCTAACATATTATTTTTAGATGTTAAAGTATCTAATATACGTTCAACTCTTTCTATATTGGTGTCAATATCGACATTATCCATTATTGTTATATAATAGGGGTATAAAAATATAATTAAACCTAAACAAGTTAAACAATGTGTATGTAATTGGTGTAAGTATGCAAATATTCGTTAAAACCCTTACAGGTAAAACAATTACTGTTGAAATAGAGCCAAGTGATACTATTGAAACCATAAAATTAAAGATAAATGACAAAGAAGGTATTCCACCTGACCAACAACGACTTATATTTGCTGGAAAACAACTCGAAGATGGAAGAACCTTGTCTGATTATAATATTCAAAAGGAATCTACGATTCACCTTGTGCTTAGATTGAGAGGAGGGTGTCAATTATGCTACAACGAAAACCGTGATAATCTTTGTGAAATTCACAAAGATTTGATAAATTATAACATGACCGAGTACTATACACAACGTAGTTCCAATATTGTCGATCTACCGACAACATATCAGGGTATCTGTATTTATTGTATATTTAGCGGATATCAAAAAATTGATAATTATGATAGGTGGAGTGATGTTATAGAGAAGGATATACCTGAAGATATGATGGGTATTCAATATGCTGGATTTTTCGATTGTATGAGAGGCAATGATTTTTTATATAAAATGATTTATGATGAAAATAACCAGTCAAATGACGATATTAACTACGATAATTCTAACTTACCTACTTTTATACACACTTATTTAATGGGATGGCTACTTGCTCAACGTACTGAATGTAATAAAGAAATAGCAGAATCCTTATATATGTCGTCACTATGTAGTTCTATCGAGGACCGTTCGCCTCATAGTTATATAAAGGAATAACCTGATAGGATGTTATGCCTTTAACGCAAATGGTAGCTTATGGTATGCCTGATTTTCATATAGACCAGCCATGGAATCCAGTTATAATGCGTAATTCAGATAATGACCTAACTATAATTACACCACCTAAAACAATAGATATAACTTACGTTGGTTGGTTATTGTCTAAAATAAGTAATTTACTATCATTTCCATAATAATCGAAGGATTTAAAATAAAATTGAACTGGTACTAATGTTATACTAAGTTTGTAATTAAACCATACACAATGCCTATATTTTCTGGCAATTTGGAAAATGATACCTATAAAGAATTTGTTGATGCTATTTTACATATTATGAAGACTAATCACCCAACATTAACACATCAAATATTATTCGATAATGTCGCTACGTCTGACGTTGAACCTATGCAAAATATAATGCCTTTTACTAATATTAATTTAGAACTCCAATCGCCTTCTCGACAAACAGAATGTATTGATTTCTTACAATTTCATATACCTTATATGCTAAAATCAGTATATATAAAATTGTATATTCAATGTTGCATTATCCACCATTATTTTGTAAATATAAATGACGGGTTTGAATCAGTTCATGTTGAAAATGTCTATATTAAATGGGATGATGTCTTTGCTGAAGAAGACGTTGTAGAAGATATAGTTAATCTAAATACTACTTCTTGTAGTATCGGTGATGCTATGCTACAATTTACTGAACAACAATTTACTGAACAACAGTTTTTTAATGACCTTTACTTGTGTGTTATTACGAACGATTTTAGAAACCAAGTAAGTTTTGGTTTTACAGAATTATCACCGTCGTTTTATATTGATACTGTTGGCGAACCAAATAATGTACCAGCTGGTGAATTAGAGAGTGATATTGATAATAATGTTTCATTATTTAATTATACGGTTTCTGGTGGTAATTATTATCAAGTTAATATGGAAACACATGGGGTATATAGCTCATATATGCCTGGTTTTGGTATTTCCAATCGTGTCGTTGCTTATGATGGTGTGCATGATCGTTTAATCGGAGAAAATCAACTAATGGATGATGATGTATTCACGACGAATTCTGATATACCTGAATACTCGGAGCAAATAAATGTTAATTTCGCTCCTTTGGAAAGCCTTATTATACCTAAAAACAGTAGGACGAACGAATGTCCTGTTTGCTATGATACAATAACAGTATTGGATTTCTATGATTGTCAGCATGGAATTTGCACTTCATGTTTTGAATCTTGGAAAGATGCGAATCATCATACTTGCCCCATGTGTAGAGCTAATTACAGTACATATGATAATGGTATCAATGTGTATCCTTTTGCCCTACGACTTGAAGAACATCAATTAAACCAAACAGATATTCCTTTACTTATCAGTGAATAATATGAATTATATAGACTCGTAGTTAGTAAATATTAATTTATAAATAAATAACATATCATATGCTATTTATTTATGAATTAAACCTATAAATTTAAACCTGTTTATAAAATATTTTTATTTAAATTCTATTAATTACTGTAAGCAAGACCACCCATACCACTCATTACACGGAACACATTGTAATTAGTAGCATAGACTCGCACCTTAGCAGTAGAAGTTCCAGCAACAGTCGCGTTAGAAACCACTAATTGTAAAGTACCATTGTCAATACGACTCATATTGCAGGTACCACAAGGCTGGTGTTCTTCGGGGCGGAGGGCGAATGAATACACGTTAATACCAGTATCGGGTGTGCGAGTATGGTGTTGGTAAGGTTGTACTTGGTCGAAGTAAGTTCCCTCACGCTCTGAAAAACGGTCTTGTCCGTTCAATTGAAGTTTGGCAGTCACCACGGGATTTTGTCCCCAACAGTGGAGATTGAGGGCGGTTTCAGCAAGGACGAAGACACCGGCATCAGATACAGCTGAAACACTGAACTGGTTATTGTTAGGTAAATTAGCACTGTTTCCACTTCCTGAAAAACCAACATCAACTGCGTCTCCTATTGATCCATTTATTCCCCAAGCACCAGCATCAACAAATAGATTTTCATCAATAAACTCGTCTTTAGAAAGCGTATCAGCGCCTCCGAAGGCTCTTACACTGTTTGGCAACACATCTAAAGCATCAGTGTAATTGAATGGTTGTGCGCCCAATAAATTGCACAATTGCTGACCTGGTTCAAGAGAACTACAGTAATCAACGTTAGTATCGGGTTGAACCACCCAAACTAATTCTTTACAAGGATGGTTGAAGTTGAGTTTAATTTTGTTGCTTGAACTTCCAATAGACTCGTCGCCAGTGAATTGCAATTGCTCAATAAGATATTCATGGGGGTTTTGAGCCATTTTACGACGTTCATCAGTATCCAAGAAAGCATAATCGACATATAGGGAGGCAGCAACGAGAGACTGACTGTAAGCGCGAGACACTTTTTTAGCAGTAGGAGTTCCAATATCTGACATTGCCCATAGGCATTCGTCGATGGGACGTAAATCAACGTTAATACGAACCTCGTGATATTGAAGAGCAATCAAAGGTAGTGCCAAACCAGGATTACGGCAGTACCAGAAAGTTAAAGGAACATACAGTGTAGTTTCAGGCAAGGCGTTGCGAGGAGCACAAACTTGAGTAGGCACATTATCACTATTGCATGGTCCATCAACATCTTCGAAAATAGGCTCAACAACATAAGTCAATTGAGTTGTATTACCCACCATTGAAGCATAACCACGTTCATAATGCTCACTGGTACCGGTCAGTTGATTCCAAATATGCATCCAATCGCCATATTGACGGTCGATACGCTGACCACCGACTTCCACCTCAACCTGTGATACCATGTGTTCCCCAATATAATCCAACCAGCGAGCATAAACACCCTCACCAGTGGTGTTTGCCATGTCTTGGTTAATCTCGGGTAAGGTCACCTGTAAATAAGTTCGGTAGGCAAGATCACCATTGCGCGCGACAACACAGGTGACACGACGACCAAAATCGGCCTGACCGTTAAAGGTCTGTTCGATAGACTCGACCGCAAAGTTGGTATAGCGACGGTATGTGACCTTCCAGAAAGAAATTTGAGGACGACCAGTCAAGTAAGTATCCTGTTGTCCATAAGCGACAAGTTGCATAAGTCCTCCAGCCATTGTTATTAAATTAGGCAGAGAAAAAAAAATAAAAAAAATACGAATTAAATAATCCTTGGTAATCTATATTTATTTATCTGTGTTCAAAATTGTCATCGATAAATTTTGATAAATACGAATCCAAATATACTTCCTTGTCATTTTCATGTCTTTTCTTGAATACATAACAACCCCCTTTTTTTTTCACACTCCATCCAGTTTCCAATGCATTATAAATAAATACCATTCGTTGGAAAACTAATAAATCAACCTTGTTTGGGTCGCAACTTACCCCTTGGTTGCTACCTTGACAATCGATACTCATAATTGTTGTATTGTTATATTAATTATAAGTATTATAAACATATATTAATGCGTAAGAATCTATAAATTAATATTATAACTAGACCAGAATGCTATTAAATAGTGTATCCTCTATCTAATTATAACACATTCATGCTATCTTTCAAACCCAAGACAAACAAAACCATAGAGTATTCTTACAAACAGAATATGACGCTAGACCAAAAACACCAAGACATTATTGAAACAATTCATTGTGATGAAAAAACCATACCTTCATTAAAAAATCAAATAAGTATTTTAAAAACACAGTTAAAACAAAATCACCTTACGTTTAACCAACATTTATCTTTAAATGACAAACTTAAATCCGCTAAGACGCGGATAAAAAAAATTAAATCCAAGAGAAAACAGTATTATTTAGATAATTCTGAACATATTTTTAGGTATTTTGAAGATAAAAAAAACATAACGTGTATAACACCGTCAGTTAATAAGTCGCCGATTATTAACACATCTCATTCAGATAAAATATCCACCTTTTTCAACATGTCCTCTCAATCAAATATCAATGCTATTAAAAAAGACAGCAGTACTACAAACGAACCTTATAATGAGGCTTTCAAAACACCACATAGTGATTATATTTACGAATATATGAAAAATATGGACGATATATACTTTGATATAGATAAATACATCCATCCTAATAATATGTGTCAGGTATGCACCAAAGGCGAACTAATACCAGTTTCATGTGATGGTGTCATAATATGTAATAAGTGTGGTATCCAACAACCGTTTATTACCGATCATGAAAAGCCGTCTTATAAAGAACCTCCAAAAGAAGTATGTTTTTACGCCTATAAGCGTATTAACCATTTTAGAGAAATATTGGCTCAATTCCAAGCCAAAGAATCCACACAGCTTCCACCAGACGTTCTTGACAATATTCAATTTCAGATAAAAAAAGAACGAATACAATTAAAAGAATTGACGTATTCAAGGACTAAACTCATTCTTAAAAATCTTGGGTATAATAAATATTATGAACATATACCTTACATTAAAAATAAATTAGGCATTCGACCACCAATCATGTCTCCGGAGTTGGAAAATACATTGTGTAATTTATTTACCGAAATACAACACCCTTATTCTAAATACTGCCCGGATGATAGGACTAATTTTTTGAATTATTATTACACTGTATTTAAACTATGTGAGTTATTAGACCAGACCGACTATTTGACACTACTCAAGGAAGCCATGATTGGAGACAGAATAAAACGTATTGAACAGGATGTTATCTGGAAAAAGATATGTGGTGAAATGGACTGGGAATTTATAGCTACAGAATAAGATTGATAATAAATATAATGTAATAAGATTATTACAATATATTTATAAATACTAGGTATTTTTATTTTACAAAAATTAAGCGCGGGGGAATCCAACCAAATTAGCACCAATACCAAAACCTGCACCTGAACGCGCGGAAACTGCCATGCTAGGAACATAGGTATCAAGTATAGAAAATGTCGCCGCAGCGGTAAGGGCAATAAGAGCAACCTCGTCTAAATTGAGAGACTTTTTGGGAATGCTATAAGCTGCCAACGCAACCATAACACCTTCCACTAAATATTTTACAACCCGTTTAAGAAGTTCAGTAACGTCCATTAAACCATTTAGCATTATTATATAATAATTAGAAATAAAAATAGATAAATGGTATTATTGAACAATAATAACAACGTCTTTAAAAGAAGTATCCATATCAATGATTTTAATTAAATGCTCCATTTGACAGCAAATTTCGTCTTCTATGCTATTTAATATCTTTGTGGTATCTACTAACGAAATATAATTAGATTCCTTATCATTTAATATGTTAATTCTAAAACCCAATAAGACTTCGTTATTTTGAATATAGTATAACTGTAATCGTGTATCTGTTTTATAACAATGTGAATTTATATTAAATAACTTTTTAGGGTGATAATTATTAAGAGTTTGGTCTATTTTAGACATTGTATTGTTATAGATAATATATGGTTTATTAAACCCATTTGAAACATCATTTAATATTTCATCGGTATCAAGATTAAATATAGATGTTAATTCGTCCATTAATAGCATATATCCTATATACACCACCATACAATCGTATATTATATTAAGTATAATCCTTTAGCATAAATTAAACGATTTAAACCTAAAATATATCGATGTGTTATACCATTTATGAAAATAATAACGTCTATATTCTATTATAGGTTTTTTTTAGATATAATATTATGTGTATATGTTTATTCGTTGTATTTAATTGTCAGGACATTCATATAATCATTATTTTAATATAAAATATGTGGAAATGTAGTTAAAGATATGGCTATAATTAAATAATTATGACCTCTCAGTTAAACACATCCAATGATTCTCATAAAGGCATTACAAGAAAACAAAATAAAGATGGTACTACAAACCCTCATTATGTCGATTTGTTAGATGAAGACCCTACTGTTGCTGGACAAAAATTCGTTTGTATGTCATTTGCATCACCAGAAGACATTATTAAACAAAAGGAAATGTTTTTTTTTGACGAGTTTATCAAACATTGGGATTTTGCTAAATCCATCGACAAGTTTGCCCAATTTCTGAATTTTGTCTCTTATAAATACGATATAGACCAAAACGCTCTATCTGACGATTTACAAGAGTTTGTTAAAGAAGAAAAAAGCAACCTGCTTATGACCACCATTGAGGATGAGTATAAAACGTTCCTTGAAAATCACGAAGAACGTCTTGAAAATGAATTTATGCAGTGCAATGAGTTTAAAACATCCACGAGGGGACTAAAAATAAGAGGGTCGTTTGACTCACAGGAAGAAGCGGAAACACGTTGTAAATTGTTGCGCGATATTGATCCAAACCACAATATTTTCGTTGGTAAAGTTGGTGTTTGGATGCCTTGGAATCCGGACGCTTATAAGACTGGGCGGGTTGAATATATGGAAGAAGAATTAAATGAACTTATGGCTAAGAAGCGAGAGAACGATCAGCTTACCAAAATCGAATTTGAAAAACGCGTTAGAGAAACCAAAGAAAATGCAATTCAAGAGAATATTAAAAAGGCCAAGGCGTCTGGCAATGTCCTTACTCAGAATATTGATAAAGATGGTAACCTTGTTGGTATTAATGAAGAACACACATCGGCAAACATTTCAGACGAATTGTTTAATAATGAAGATGCTATTGTTGGAAAGCAATCTGCATCTACCGATCACGGGCTTAAAGACGCCCTTGATCGAAGTAAAACACATAAACGCCATGGTCTTACCGAAAATACAATTGTCGAATGTGATGAAGATTAGATTACATTTTAAAACAAAATTGAACTAATAGTAATTCTAATTATCCAGTTAATCAAACTCTAACTGGATAATTATGGAACAATACAACCCCGAGTGTCGTCAAAAATTCTATGCTTTTGTAGCCAATGAAGTATATCTTCATTGTCATCCTAGTGAATACATATACAGACTGTTTTCAAAAACTGACCAATTTAATATACAACACGTTGAAATGGCCTACTATCGCCTATTTTCACAATGGTTACAATTAATAAAACAACATATTGTTGATTTAAATTTTAGTGGCAATTACGTCGATATTATGGAAAAATGGTTTTATTCAAAAAATGATATTACCCTTATGTACATTGTTGAATTTATACATAGAATACATTACTTCAATCATTACATTAGAGATAAACCAGAAGAATTGTCTAATTATCGAAGCATGGTCCATATCGCAGTTTCTGTTAATACGACAGACAATTACAACCTTGATGTCCCTATGCGATTTCTTGAATTTATCTATGAAGGTAAATAAATACTATAACGCTACTGTGTTTTAATTACTTTTAATGATTTTTTTTAATGTTTATCCGGGTGGTATTTTTACGTCGGGATTGATTAACGTCATATTCGGGTTCATCGTCATCATCGTTTTCTAATTGCCTAGAAATTTCCCAATACTCTCTCGAACCAAGTTTAAAGTCGGGATGCGATGCCGCCTTGTACCAAAAAATCTGGTCTTTTAATTTGTTGGATTTCACGTTATTATTTACTACTAAACATTCAAAATTCTCTGTACATTGATCCATCACTTGACAGAACGACTCCATGGTTGGGAACATACCAGCATAGTTTTCCCAAATACGTTTTCTATTACTTAAATATGGTTCTCTCAATATGAAGACATAGTCTATGTTTGTTCTGAGATTCGGTGGTACGCCTAGTGGAAACTGCATTGTAACAACCAACATAATCTTCCAGTGACGACCATTCATAAAAAGTAATCGCATCATTTTATCCCGCGACCATGAATTGTCATACAGACAATCGTCTAAAATAACAAATGTGCGAGGATCTGTTTTAACCCTGCCATACATTTTTTGTTCTTTAAGGACCATCTTCAAGGCGGACCGTTGTCTTTTAAGAACATTTTCTATTATAGCACTATTGTATTCTTCGTGAATAAATATCTTAGGAACAATTTCAGAATAAAAACCATTACCGGCTTCTGTGCCTGAAATGACAGTGCCTATGGGGATGTCCTGGTGATAGTAAAGTAAATCGCGCACTAGAAACGATTTACCGGTATCACGTCGCCCAATTAACACAATAACGGGTCCTTTATTTTCATCGGGTCTAAATGATATGTGGTGCATGTTAAATTTACTTAATTCCAAGGTCATACTACTTGTATGACAATAAAATAAAACTATTTACTTAACGAAATGTATTAGTTTAAAAAAACGAGAATTAATATGACTATTATTCAACTATAGGATGGAAAACATGTGTGATTACCAAGAAACCCATAAACAGGTGTATAATTACAGTAAGCATAAACACATTAGTAAAAACTATCTTTCAACATTGTCCGATAGTCTCAAGAAATTCAATATTGAACGACCGCAAACATATTATCCATTGTTAGACCTCTTATTTAAACTCAATGACGATAATCATAACAATGTTTGTCTTGAACATCGATACCAATTACATCATGTCGAAACACTCGATACAAACGCTTCTTGTACAATTTCTTGTTTAAATAATAAAACAAAGCTGTTTGATATAAAAAAAGCATTCATTAAATTCGCGCCATTAACAGACCCATTTAAATACTTATGTGGAAAAACATTTCTTGATACAGGTAAAGACACTCTGCCAGTATTCCGTAGTACCAACCATAGTTCTGCATCTATCATTCAATCTCCCTATAATCCCGCCTATGTAGATAGTTTTTTTTCTTATCTAACCAGCCAACTAAAAAACGATTATGATTTTCAAAACGGGCTTGATTATTACGGTAATGTGTGTTGTATTAAAGACCAGTTTAAGGTGGGTATTGACGACGAATTAAGTTTTTTAAACAACTCGTCGTTTTTTATGCTCAATAGAAAGACGACCTTCGGTGTGGTCGACAGTATTGACGACAATGATTGTATTTCTAGAAATAATATTAATACCTCAGTAAAATCACCTATAAAAATTGACACGACAACAATCTCCTTTACGGTTGATCCTATGAACAATTTATTAGACGAAGTTATTGGTTCTATGGATAATACTAACGATGATGTCTCTACATTAACTATTAATGGACATCTGAGAGAAGTGGTGTTTGATAATAACTTGATTGGTAATATTTCATTAGTAAAAAACGAGTCCTCCACCAACAGTCAATGTTCTTCAAGAACATCCTATACAACCGAGAGAAGCTCCAACACATCATCCGAAAACGACAACGATACAATATCCATCAGTACAGACCAGTCTACTGGATCATCATCTGGTTCTTATGGAAGTGAATGTGAGAGTAATGCTACTATCTACGCATCGATAGATCAATTTCCAGTTAATATGATTTTCTTAGAGCAATGTAAGGCTACTTTGGATGATTACATAGAAAATAACGTTATTGACGCCATTGAAATGAAGGCCATCCTTAGTCAAATAATACTATCGTTGGCGGTCTATCAACACTGCTTTGATTTTTCTCATAATGATTTACATACAAATAATATTATGTATGTGCCTACTAAACAGGATTTTATATATTTCCGTATAGACGAAACGTCTCAAGTATATAAAGTACCTACGTTTGGAAAACTATGGAAAATAATTGATTTTGGACGATCTGTTTATAAAATAGCAAACCAGACAATTGAAAATACCTGTTATAGTGAGGATGGTGACGCGACAACTCAATATAATTTCGGAAAGTTATATTCTGATAAATACACCTTACGAGAACCGAATAAAAACTTTGACTTATGTAGATTAGCATGTTCGCTGTTTGATTATTTTTTGGACAGTGATAGCGATAGTAGATATATTATATATGATGAAACCACCAAACAACTTGTTTTAAATAAATCGGTCGGAGATAAACACTATGATAACTATTCAATTGAGAATCTTATTTTAAAATGGCTTACAGATGGAGATAATCATAATATATTGTATAAATCCAATGGGGAAGAACGCTATCCAGGGTTCAAATTATATAAAATGATTGCAGTAAAATCAAACGTGCGATGTTGCCCTTTTGAAAATATCAAAAGTGCCTATTTTGATGAGTTTGTTAATAATGCGGTATTGGATGATAATGTTGTTGTAGTATCAATTAATTCGTTGCCGGTATTTTATGTTGAATAATGATAGAATTATTGCTGTTATATAAAATATAAATATGTCGTTCGTCTGTATTAACGTAATTGCACATTGGTTTTAGACAATCATCCACACTTTTACCCTTACAGACGGTTGATTTATCTTGGTGATCCATATATAATATATCTATTTTAACAAGTCATAATTAA